TTAAAAATGCATACTTTATTGAAAAAGAAAATAAAGACAACCCCACGATATCTTATAGTTCGTTGGCGAAATAATGTCATCTTTATTAAATTCTATATTTTTTATTAAAAAAGAACATTTAAACATCAATAATGTATTAAATGTTTTACAAGAGTTTATGTTTACCAAGGTAAATCAAGCTGCTATTTTATTGAGGTCTCGTTACGCGCTTATGTGTTTATCAACAAATACTATTGCCCGTCCGTATGAAAAAACACTAGGCATTACCGATGTTGTAGATGATAAAACCTTTGAAGAAACGGTCGTAGAAAATAAAACACTTGTCGAAATAGTTCCTATTGAAAATAAAATTACTTTAAAAGAGGAATTAATAAGCCCAAAACAAAATGACACACTTTTTTGGTGTTTATATATTATTCATTTTGGATATGGTGAATATTTGGAGGTAGACCGAAATTATGGTGTAAAAGAATTGGAAGTAAAGAAACATATTGGAGAAGTAATAACAAAAAATGCACACGAAATGAAAAGCACGAATATTAAGATAACAAAAGCGGGAGTTCAAGAGATATTATCTGAGTTATTGACGAGCCAAAAAGAAACCAGTATAAATACAATGTTGGCCATATTGGTTTGTTTTAAGTTTAATTTGATTATGGTGAATTCCACGAAATTATTGATGTTAGAATTTATTGCAAATAAAGATTCTGAATTACCAACCTATGTTGTATATAAAGATACTTATGGGAAATATTCTGTAAAAACAGAGCCATTAATACAAGAAGAACTTACCAAAATAAGAGAAAAAATGATATGTTTAGAGAGTTATTTGAAACCATTAAAATCAATTTCAAATTATAAGGTAGAGGATTTGGAACAATTGGCAAAGAAGATGGGTATTTATGAAAAGAATAAGAAATACAAGAAGACGGATTTGTATCAAGAAATTAGTGAGGCATGCGTCTGGTTATAAGGAAACCGACTTTGCGAAGCTTTTAGGTTCCCTTAGAAAATTGAAATAAAGATAAAATAATATATGATTACTATATACAATCATATATTATGGAAAAGAAGGAGGAGGATAAACCAACTACGAAATCTATGAAAGAAAAAACAAAAGAATTCGAAGAAATTGTAAAAGAATATTTAGAAAGTAACCCTGTAATTCGTAGTCATCGCAAAAACAACGAATTAGAAATTCGTTTTGGTACAAACACAAGACAATCCAAACCACTTTCCAAAATCGATTACGATAATGTAGTAAAACAATTATATTCTTGTGGGTTTAAACCAGAAAATGAAGATGGTATACAGATATTGCGTATTATACCTGAATCAATTGATCCACGAACTGGAAAAAAGAAAAGTTCAATTCGTGGCGAATTGGTGGGTGTTGATTTAATACAAGAATATTGTAAAACAAACAGTATACAGCATGTCATAAATATGCCATCTACATTATTTAATAAGGTTAAATTTACAAGAAAGATGACCGCTATGAAAAAAGATGGTAGTTTTATTCAAAAGTTAGATATGGATGATTTTAATTTTCGCGTTTCATTCCAAACAGAACAAGATTATAATACTCAATCTGATACAGCAAGAAATATTATAAGTAATTGGATGGACTCAAAAAAGATTTTTCGCTTTATGAATCGAGTAAGGTTTTATCATCCGGATTTACCAATATTTGCAGATTTGAGTATTGTAAAATCATCTTCCTATATTTATACAAAGGATAAGAAAAAAATTCCGGTTCCAGAATATACAATTCAAGAAGCAAACGTATTCAATAATATTGAACAATATGAAATTGAGTTAGAAATTGATAACGCTAAAGTTGGTACAGGAACATCATTTTCCAAAGTTTCAGAACTATTGAATTCGATTCGAAAGACGACTAGAATTATTTTAAGTGGACTACAAGGAACTAAATTTCCAGTTTCTTATTCTGAACAAGAGAAGGTTTTGCATGAATATATGAAGATTATAAGAGGAGATGAATATAAACCTGAACGTATTTATCCATCTGATTTTATAGGGCCATCTTCTTTTACTTTACAGATTGAGAATGTTATTCCAATTAGCGAAACCCTTATAGTACCGAATATCAGAAAACATTTTACTGTTACTGACAAAGCGGATGGTGATCGTAAATTGTTATATGTTTCTGGAGAAGGTAAAATCTATATGATTGATACAAATATGAAGGTTATATTTACAGGTACAAAAACGGCAGAGAAGACAATATTTAATAGTATAGTAGACGGAGAGCATATTAAATATAATAAAAAGTCCGAATTTATAAATCTATACGCAGCATTTGATATTTATTTTGTAAATAAAAAGAGTGTACGTGAATTTCCGTTTTATCAAGAAGATAAAAAGGAGGAGGAAGAGAAAGAAAAAGTTGGCGAATCAAAGGATGATGAATCCAAATATCGTCTTTATTTATTAAAGCAGTTTGTGGATTTATTAAAACCAATTTCCATATTAGAACAAACAGAAAAAGAGGAAGTAACAAAGGATCAAAAACACCCAGCAGAATTTATAGTCAAATGTAAATCATTTAAGGCTACTAGCGAGAATGTCACTATATTTGATGGATGCTTGAGTATTTTATCAGATATAAAAGATGGAACCTATGAATACAATACTGATGGATTAATCTTTACACCATCGAACCTAGCTGTTGGTGGAATAAGAGAAGGCGGTCCTGCAGGAGACCTTTCAAAAATTACATGGCCCTATTCATTTAAATGGAAACCCACTGAATTTAATACAATTGATTTTCTAGTATCTATTAAAAAAGACAAGACAGGCAAGGATGAAATACATCATATTTTCCAGGATGGGAAGAATTTACAGGGAGGGAATGAAGTATTGCAATATAAGACCATGATACTTCATGTCGGGTTTGACATACGTAAAGATGGATATGTAAATCCGTTCCAAGATGTCATCAATGATGTTATTCCAGACAGAATTGATGAAATTAACAGAAAGAATAACTATAAACCTATGCCGTTTATTCCTACAAATCCATATGACCCGAATGCTTGTTTCTGTAATATATTCTTAAAAGAAGATGGAACCAAGATATTTATGATGACAGAAGAAGGGGAATATTTTGAGGATGATATGATTGTAGAATTTAAATATGTAGATTCAAACAAAGATGGTTGGAAATGGGTTCCTTTACGTGTTCGTTATGATAAAACATCGCAATTGCGTGCAACAAAGGATAATTTTGGTAACAATTATAAAGTTGCGAATAATAACTGGTATTCGATCCATCATCCGATTACTGAGGAAATGATTACTACAGGAAACGATATACCCGAATCAGTTACAGATGATGATGTATATTATGCAAGATCTACTGAAGAAACGAGTACCGAAGCTTTACGTAACTTTCATAATCTATACGTAAAGAAGAAAATAATTCAAGGTGTATCCCATAGGGGAGATACGCTAATAGATATTGCTGTGGGAAAGGCAGGAGATTTAAATAAATGGATTGATGCAAAATTATCTTTTGTATTTGGTGTAGACGTTTCGAAAGATAATATTCATAATCGTATCGATGGAGCATGTGCGAGATATTTGAACCAAGTAAGAAAGAGTCAGAATATTCCAAAAGCACTTTTTGTAAATGGTGATAGTGGTTTAAATATTCGTAGCGGTCAGGCTCTAGCAACAGAAAAAGATAAACAAATTGTTAAAGCTGTATTTGGACAGGGACCCAAGGATCTATCATTATTAGGTAAGGGTGTTTATAATCAATATGGGATTGCAGAACAAGGATTTAATGTAACATCTTGTCAATTTGCGATGCACTATTTCTTTAAAAATAAGACAACATTTCATCAACTTTTACGTAATATTGCTGAATGTACAAAAATAAATGGCTATTATATTGGAACATGTTACGATGGACAAACTGTATTTAATTTATTAAAAAATTTTAAGAATGAAGAAGGTATGACAATAATGAAAGAGGGTCGTAAGATTTATGAAATCGTAAAGATGTATGATCAGACAGGATTCCCAGATGAGGATATGAGCTTAGGTTATTCAATTAATGTATTCCAAGAGAGTATTAATCAATATTTCCGAGAATATTTGGTAAATTTCGAGTATTTTACTCGAATCATGGAGGATTATGGCTTCATCCTAGTTACAAAAGATGAAGCCAAACATATGAATTTACCGAACGGAACAGGTATGTTTTCAGAATTATTTACTCTTATGGAGTTAGAAATTAAGAGTAATCCTAAAACGGAAGCCAATTATAGAAAGGCGAAATATATGACACCCGAAGAAAAACGTATATCTTTTATGAACCGATATTTCGTATTTAAGAAGGTACGTGATGTAGATGTAAAGAAGATGTCACATGTAATAATGAAAGAAGCAGAATTTGAGGAAAAGCAAGGAGAAGAAATAATAAAGGAAATTGAAAAATCCATTAAAGAAAGAGATGAAGAAGAAAAGGAATCCGAAGAACCTGTGAAAAAGACGAAGCGATTGGTGTTAAAGAAAAAAGAGGAGGAACAAAAACCTATCGTATCGATAAGCAAGGAAAAATTCACAATTCAAGTTAAGAAATAATATTATTCATGGTCAGTGTAAATTTTATTATCACTATTTTTATGAGATAATTCACTAAGATCACCTTCATCAATATAATTACCGTTTTTGATATTCATTATATCACGCAACATTTTTTTTGACATCGATTTATTCATTTGTTCAAAAGAAGATAAAATAGTTGATATCATATTTAAAGCTATACCTGTCCATATTAAATCTTTGACAACAAATATAGCTGGATCATCACAAACTATCCCACCAACATACCCGACTGCAAATGTTGTAGCAAGAACAGAAGAATAATGAATTATGTAATAAGAGTATCGGATGTAAATATTAATTTTATTTATTTGTTCACGTTTTTTGATAAACCGTTTTAGATCATTTATTTTATTTGTTTCGAAGATTTCATCTATTTGCTCGTTAATTGTCATATTATGTATTAAAAATATACAATATGAAATACCAATTTTTTGATGATTACACCACGTTAGTATTGTAATTTATTAGTAAAAATAGTCGATAGTTCTGATAAATAGTATCCTTTACTAAATCATTCATAGATAAAAGAACATATTATTTGATAACTTGATAATAATATAAATACAATTTTATAATCAATACATCAATTAAAATGACATATTATTTATTACCAAGGACTAGTTATTTAATACATAAATACATAGATTGTATAGAAAAAGAAGAATTACCTAGGCCTTTAATTTCAAACTCATTATCCAAATATTTATATACTATAAAGGAAAAAATAGATGATAAGGAAAAGGATTGGGATATATTTAAAAAATATACGAACCCATACGAATATATTCATACACAGTTGCCGTTTAAAAAGAAATGTATATCGAGATACAAGCCTATGTCACGTTCCTATTTTAAAATGATAGAAATTATAGATATTTTTGATTTAAATTTTGATTCTAGACCTATAAAATCATTTCATCTAGCTGAAGGACCTGGCGGTTTCATAGAGGCATTAGCTGGACTAAGAAAATGTCAACATGATAAATATGTAGGAATGACTATATTGGATGATAATAATGACCCGAATATTCCAGGTTGGAAAAAAACTGAGGCTTTTTTACGACAGAATAAAAATGTATTTATTGAAACAGGTTATGATAAAACAGGGAATATTCTTTCATTAGACAATTACATTTTTTGTAGGGAAAAATACGGTTCAACGATGGATTTTATAACAGCGGATGGTGGATTTGACTTTTCATTAGATTTTAATAATCAAGAAATAAGTATAGCAAAATTATTATTTGCTCAAATTGTTTATGCAGTTTCGATGCAAAAAAAAGGCGGCAGTTTTGTATTAAAAATTTTTGATACCTTTATGCACCATAGTATAGATTTATTGTACATCTTATCATCTTTTTATGATAAGGTTTACATGGTAAAACCGCAAACAAGTAGATACGCAAATTCAGAAAAATATATAGTTTGTAAGGGCTTTATTTCTATTCCATTCGAGCATTTTGGACCATTTATTCAACGAGCATTTGAAAAAATGTTATTATCTTTAAATGATAATGAAGATTTATATATTCATCGATTTTTAAACATACCTATCTCCTTAGGATTTTTAACAAAAATAGATGAGTACAACGCTATATTTGGACAACAGCAAATAGAAAATATTCATTATACTATAACCTTAATAGATAACAAGCATAAACAAGATAAAATCGATACTTTAATAAACACAAATATTCAGAAGTGTATATTATGGTGCACCAAGCATAATGTTGTTCAAAATCAGTTAATAGTTCCATCCAATATTTTTTTATCCAATTCAGAAATAGAACATACAAATGATTTATCGAGTAATTACGACTAAGTATTAAATTTTACACCACCCGAAATAGATGTTTCTGTACATTTTCTTTGAACTTTGGAGTATTTTAAAAAAGAAGGATACGATATATTAGGATAACCTATCTTATCTTTCATAGTATAAGGATTTTCTGAAACACCATAGGCTAATGCGTTTGAAATATTTGAACCGTATTTTATGGTTATATTATTATTATAAATATTACCACTAGTTCTATAAGCAGCTGTATTTATAGTATCATATTTAATACGTGTAATTAAAGAGCTACTAGTTACAGCACCCTGTTGTCCAAATTTAGAATTACTCGGCTTATAGTAAATTTTATTATAGATTGATCTAAGTCCTGGTGTGGATGTAGATAATAATGTTTGGGTTGTTGTATATGTTTGTGTATTATTTACAGGATTAGTTGTAATAGCTACAGAAGGGAATTGAATTGGGAACGAGTTAGACGATATTCCAAGAGCCGGCAACAAAGCATTATTAAAAAGACGTATTCCAGGCACTAGAGAAGTTCCAGGTCCCTTATTGGGTGGAAAAATCTTTGTTCCTACAGGTTGACCAGTCCATGTTGCTCGGATGTCAGATGAGTAATCACTAGCCGGGAAATTTGTATTATCATAAGGAGTAAATTGAATCTGAATTTGTGAATTTACATCATCATAGATAATGTTTATCAAAAACACCTTTGATCCATTATTATTTTGAATAACGAAATGATAATTTTGCGACATAGCTACTTGAAATAGATTTTTGAAGTCATCTATGCTATAATAACCATGCGGTACATTTACTGTATAATATGCTCCATCAATCCATTGGTAATTAAAATAACAATCGGTCGATATATAATATTTAGGACACACAGGAAGTCCCTTTGATGTGTATATATTAGATGCTGCTAAACCAGGTCCAGGTTTTAATAGAGGATCACCAACGCGAATAAAATTATATTGGTTTTGCTCAAAAGAACGGTTTCTACTAACTAAATATTGATTACTGTTTGTGTAGTAACTAGCATTATTATTAGAAGGGTTATAGGTTTGTTTTATAATACCGCTACTTCTGCAACGACGTTTTGCATTTGAACTTGGAGATAAGAAATCTAAACAAGTCCCTGGTTGCTCACATGAATTATTTGGTTGGATATCATTTATTGTGTTTACTAAACCATTTATTTTTTGGGTAGAAGTATTAATAATAGAACCATTTGGTCGATTGAACTCATCAATACTGAGAGAACTACGACGATAGCAATTCTTCATATCTATAGGATTTGCTATCTCTCTACGATATATTTTTAATGGATTCGGTAAAAATAGACTTGCTTTATTTTTTGATGTTACAGTAATAGTTCCGGGGTTCTTTCTTTTCATACTAGTTATTTGCGTAAATGTTTTACCTTTCCATGAAAAAATTGGATTTAAATGACTTTTCGATATTTCATTTGTATTTAAAAATTGAGACATTTAGTATATATTATAATATATAATAATATTATAATAATATGCTAATTCCTTCTAATTTCAAAAAATTAGTATTAATTAGTCTTTTAGCGTTTTATTTTTTAATTATAGTTTACTTTTATTATTCAAAAATGCAGGAGGGGTTTAAAGAAGGAGCCGATGATAGTTTAGCAGGCGCAATTGATCCGTCTATGTCAGGAAATACTACTGCTCCTGAAAAAAAAGATAGTCATGGAAATACGTCACCTGGTAGTACAACTATTGAACCTGGAGATATAACATTATTTAACAATAGTTTAGATTCTTTAAAATACCAGTTCAATAAAATGGTGAATAAAACAACCTAGTATAAAATTATATTTATATGAAAAGAAGATAAATATAATAGACGAGTTATTCATAACGAATGAATATTAGTATAGATTTACAAAAGGTATCATTAACAAACATTTATTTTTCAGATAAAAAAAGAAACATAATAATGGATGGAAATTTTACAAAAATTTTATATTCAAATGAATGGTTTACTATGAATGGACTGTATGTGTTATTTCCAATAGAAAAATTACAAAATGATAAAAACATCCACAACAATTTATTGAAATTTAATCCATATCAAAGTAATAATTTACATATAGTACAGGATTTTTCAAAATTAGAATATAGAATTATAGAGTACTATAAAAATACCTATCACTGTAAGTCTAAAGTTTCTAATTTTTTATCAAAGCAATTATATTCTGGTAGTATGAAATTATACAAAGAATCACATTCTCTAGATTATGAAAAAAAAAACATTCTATTTATAATAAAGATTTCCGGTGTCTGGGAAACTGCAGAAGATGTTGGTCTAACATTTAAGTTAATAGAAGTAAGTGAAAATTATTTATAAACACAGCTTATTAATTTTTGAAGATATGTCGGTTTATTATTATTATTAATCATTAATGAGTTTTTCGTTTCAATTAAAGTTTTTTCGTCCATAGCATAAATTCGATAGGTAGGAATCCCCATAAATGAAATATTATTAAAACAATCTGGTTTACTTTTCATATAAGATGATATAGTAATTATCCTATGAACTGGAATAAAATTAATGTTTTCATTTTTATCTAAAGTACTAACATTATAAATCTTTGGTATTTTACTATAACCAGATACAGTCGGTGGAGGTATTTCATCAAATTTTTTTTCGGTTGAAAATTCTGGATAAACAGCATTATAAATTTGTATGTAAAGGTCTTCAAGTGAATTATCTTTACATATGACTATTTTAAAAGATCGTCTCTTTAAAAGAATAATCTTAAAGCAAATTGTATTTCCATCGTTTGTTTTTCGTCTAGGTTTAGGGTTTGATATAGAAAATAAATGAGATGATTTTTTATCATAAACGGAATAATCGCATTCGCACATGTTTGAAATAGTTTTGGTTCGATTGTTTTCAAGAATAATCATCAATTTTTTATATTCTTAATCCCATTAATGATCCTCTACGTCTAGTTTGTGTTGACTGTAAAGGATTCATATTAAATGGGCGATTTCCATTTCTTAAATCATAAAGTTGATTTTTTGATTTATCGTTTTCAACACCAGTATCAAAATTAGTAATATGAACAAATTTGTTTATTTCATCAATATCATATATTATATTTTTAATTGTTGAAAACCCTTCTTGAGTATTGCTAATATATCTATTAAATTCATTTCTATTTACGATTCTAGTTATGGTTTCATTTAATTGAAGTATATTTGGATCGCCAATTTTATAAAATTGGCTTCTATCGATGGTTAAACCGGTTTGAATGGCACGTATTTGTAACATATTGTCCTCATAACCCCATGCCCAAAAATTAGGATATCCTAAGGTTTTTTCAAAATCGGAACCCTTAATCGATACAATACCACCTAATGTGTTTGTATGGCCGTAAAAATGTTTAATTACACCGAATTCTGTATTGTAATCTAATAAATTTTTATTACGTGGAATAGTGTCTACATCATTAAAAACAAAAGTAATATTCTTATAATCATTTGGATATTTGTTTTTCATAGCTAAAAATCCTATGTTTTTTATAGCTCCACGGTTGAAATCGCGAAAATCACATTGTTGAACGAAATATATTTTATAATCACTAGCAGGTATGTCTTCTAAAATAATTGGCATTAAATTATCAAAAGCTTTCTTCTGCGACTCTCTATCTCTATAAGGTACTAAAAATATTAGTTTTGGAACAGGTTCCTCAAGTAGTAGAGTGGTTTCCTCAACTATTGGCGCAGGTTCTTCAACAACAGGTGTCTCTATATGTATAGGTTCCTCTGGAGCAGGTTCTTCAACATATACAGGTTCCTCCACAACAGGTGTAGGTTCTTCTACATATACAGGTTCCTCCACAACAGGTGTATGTTCCTCTATAGGTGCAGGTTCTTCGGAAACAGGTGCAGGTTCTTCAACATGTACAGGTTCCTCTACAGTTGCAGGTTCTTCTACAACAGGTGTAGGTTCCTCTACAGGTGCAGGTTCTTCAGAAACATGTTCCTCTACAGGTACATGTTCCTCAATATGTACATGTTCCTCTACAGGTACATGTTCCTCAACACTAGCACGTTCTTCTACAGGCGCATCTTCCTCAATATATACAGGTTCTTCGGAAACATGTTCCTCTACAGGGGCAGGTTGCTCAATATGTACAGGTTCCTCTGTAGTAGCTTCCTCAACATATACAGGTTCTTCGGAAACAGACGCGGATTCCTCAACTACTTGCACGTGTTCCTCTACAATAGGCTCTCCTTCATAGACAACATCGACTTGTTCGTTAATTATCTCGGATTGTGGTTCAATAATTGAATCAACAGGTTGTTCTTCCATATAAAATATATACTATGTTCTTAAAAAAAAAAGAAGCAGTAATTTCCTAAAATAATAATTATGCATATTTGCTTAAAATAACAGATGGTATTAAAGAATCACGAAGAGGTTCTAATTTTTTGAAACACTTATTAATTGTTACTTCACTAACACCACATACATTTTTAATATCTTGTTTTGTTATGTTTATCAAACAAGTTTGTGCCACAAAGTATAGAATTCCGGCTGCGATTGCATGTGGAATATTATCAGTAATTATATTATTTTTTTCTATCTTATTTGCAATAAATTTAGACAACATAGTAAGTTCTTGATTAAAGTTTAATTTACTGCAATATCTCTCAATAAATGAGCTAGGTAACGTAATGCATAGATCTGTCTGCTGTGATGGCTCAATATTTCTTTCAATATTATGCAAAATATTTACTGCCATAGAACAACCCGTAGTAGCACTAGTTTTATCAAGTCTAAATATTTCTGCGATCTCATGCGCAGTTCTGGGACAGCCGTTTAACCTACATGATATATAGATAGATGCTGCTTTAATTCCATCACGATTAATACCACGAAACATCTTCTGTTCAGATATATCTTTATGAATTGTCATAGCATAATCTATAAATATTCGAGGTATTCCAGCATTTTGTGCCATAATCGTAATAAATTGGAATTCATCGTAGAGTGACTTCTCTTTATGAGGCATAGACTGCCATTCTGTCCATTTACGAATTTTTTTCATCTCATAAGAAGATTTTGTATTACAAAGAACTTTACATCCAAAAGAGGATTCCATTAAAAGCGGATTAATGGCATTTCCACAGCGAGTTGGATCGTTTGCGTTTTTATCATCCGCACCATAAAACCTCCATTCTGGTGAATAATCTAAAGTATCTTTATAAATTAGACCACAATCTTTATTAATACATGTTGGTAATCCATTTTCCATAATCATAAGTGGTGAATTACATAAGCTGCATAAATCCAATTCTTTAGGCTCAGAATATACACATTCAATAGTATTTGAATCTTGTTGTTCGATGTTTCGTTTATCAGAATCGAAAATATCCCATAATCTCGATTTATGAAAAGAAGATAGTTCCACCTTCTTCTTTTTTGTTTTTGAATGATTATTCTGTTTTTCTAAAATCTGGACTGGAGCAACGTCGGATTCCAACATTTTTAAATTTTCACTAGATATATTTTTTGGCAGTTTTACCGTAATATAAATTTTTTCTTTAGATATCATTCTTGAATAATGTTATAACGTATTTATCTCATTATTTAAATCAATTTTTTGAAGGTATATAATCAAGCTATTGGTTTAGAATTTATAGAATGAATAATTACAGCTACATTTTCATAATTACTATCAATATACACTCCAAGTGTTCCATACATACCAATCCATTCGTAATCAACATCATTTTCTGTTACAAATTCATAAAATGCTTTTAATTCTCCATTGTCTCCATCAAACCCATGGTAATTTATTAATTCATCAAATACAATTATACAATCTTTATCCATATGATCTTTTAATGTATCTAATACATATTTTGTTGAACTATATAGATCAGCATCCATATGAATAAATGAAACCTTTTTATTTTGTTGTTTCATAAAATCTACTAATGTTTCATTAAACCAACCTTTTATTAATTCAACATTACTAGATACTTGAGGTAATTCTCCATTTCTATTAAACCAACCTTTAATAAAATTACCTCTCCAATATTCAGGTAATCCTTCAAAACTATCAAACCCGTATACTTTATCAGTTGTGAATTTAGAAATATTATTAATTGTAGATCCACTAAATACACCAAACTCTAACCATAATGTATCTGGTTTATGTTGTAATTTTAAATCTTCAAAAACATACGTAAGCGGATTTTTATGTAGAGTAGGAATATTTTGAATTATACTCAACATATATAATAATAATTATATTAAATGATTTATATTATTATTTTAAAACATAACTTTCTTCTCTAATTTTTCAAACATCTCGGGATTATATACTAAATTACCGGTTGGTTTGTATTGATTAATCGGTGTATATTCTTTCTTTTCCTTTCCATTATTATTTTTATTATCATTCATTATCTTTGAATTTGGGTCGTCTTCGTTTTCACTCTCTCTGTCAATAATATTACCTTTTTCATCAATAATTTTACCAGTTTTCTTTTTAATTTCATTACGAACATAGGATGGAACCCAATTTGCCCAAGACACAAAAAGTGTATTTGGATGTACGTAGCGAACATCAAACCCGTTATCTTGAAGGTTTTTAACTAAATATCCTATACAATCCCCTTGGTCATAGATAGGTTCTCCAAATATGTATTCTGGAACAGTAAACCATATATGTTTATCGTTTATTTTCGTTCTAGACGTAGTTGTGATACGTTTATGAACACGATTTAATAGTTTATTAAATATAGATAATTGCTTAAGATCTTTTTGTTGTTTTCTTTGATACAAATCATCAATACTAATTTTTCCAGTACTTTCTTCATCATCTACTGTTAAAAAACACGACATTTACTCTAATATAATGTGATAAGAAAAAATATAGAAGAAAAAACATAAATCTATTTATTAATGGAAAATATCGAAGAAAAGGAAAAATCTATAATAAAACATCTTGTTATATCAGGTGGAGGAGCTACAGGTTTTTCATATTATGGCGTTTTAAAACAATCACATAATCAAGGCGTATGGAATATAGATAATATTTTAAGTATATATGGTACATCAGTTGGTGCATTAATTGCAGTAGTATTATCTTTAAAATATGACTGGGAAACGATAGATGATTTCTTAATAAAACGTCCTTGGACAAATGTATATAAATTTAATATGTATTCTATTATTGATTCTTACCATAAACGGGGAGTTTTTGATATAAAATCTATGGAGGAAACAGTAGCTCCTTTATTTAAAGGAAAAGATATATCCCTGGATATTACTATGAAAGAATTTTATGAATTTACTAATATAGAATTACATATTTTTGCATCAGAATTAAAAAATTATGAGTTAATTGACTTTTCATATAAAACTCATCCGGATTGGAGAATTGTTGATGTGGTTTATTGTTCGGCTTGTCTACCTGTAATGTTTTCTCCATATTTAAAGGATAATAAATATTATTGCGATGGTGGTTTGATAGCAAATTATCCTCTAGAGTCATGTGTAAATAGTGGAATAGACCCAACAGAAATATTAGGTATTCGTAGAATAAATAAAAAACAAGGTTCATTAACATTAACTGAATCTTCTTCATTATTAGATTATATTATGGTTATATTGAATAATTATTCAAAAAAAATGTTTGTTTTGAATAACGCAATTAATATCAAAAAGGAATATGTTATTGAATCTGAACAAACAACTCTTGTTACTATGTATTCAGTTTTAAACAATCAAGAAGAAAGAATAAATTTAATAAATCTAGGGGTGGATACAGTAAAAAATGAACATGAAAACAATCTTACTTAATTAAGCATAGTATTTATAAATTGGTCTAAAGAAGAACTAGTAATTCTAGAGTCAAAATCTATAGTATTATCATCGCGTATTAATTTTACTGTAGGGTAAGATTCTATTTTATATTTATTTATGAAAACAGTAACATCACTAGTTTCGTTAGTACAATCTACATCATAACACTTTATTAAATATCCATTTATTTCTTTCCCGTCGTAAGTAGAAGCGAATTTATTCCATTCCGGAAGTGCTTTTTTACAGTGTGGACACCAATCTACGTGGAAAAAATATACAGGTGCTTCTTTATTACGACGATTTACATTAGCTACATCTTTAAATTTATTTTTTTCCTTGTTTACTATATTGTTATAACCATAGTAACCTACTACAATAAATAGAATTATTAATACAACCGTTATAATTCTATAGTAATAAGGACGTATTAATTTTGATACAACATCAATAAGATTTGCCATTCTATATACATACGATATATTTTTAGTTCAAAACTATAAGCGAATTTGCTAAATTATTTTATAGTTATAATATAAAGGTATTCGTTTATTTACATGAAACATAATAAGACTAAAAAATTTATTAAAATCAGTGATGTTTATTCAAAAGATGATTATGAAAGTAATGATGGAATGTTAACGACAGTCTGGGGGCCAGGTATATGGCATTATTTACATACGATGAGTTTTAATTATCCAGTTCATCCAACTCCACAAGATAAAGAACATTATAGAAACTTTATTTTAGAATTACAATTTGTTTTACCATGTGGTAAATGTAGGAAAAATTTAAAGAAAAACTTTAAGAGATTACCTTTAACTATCGATGTTATGGGATCACGTGATAAATTTTCAAAATATGTATACGAGTTACATGAAGTAGTAAATACTATGTTGGGAAAGAAATCAGGGTTAACATATGAAGATGTTCGAGAACGTTATGAACATTTTAGAGCAAGATGTGCAAAGTCTTATAATAAAACTAAAAAACTAAAACCTGCAAAAAAAATAAAATTCATAAAGGAAAAGGGTTGTACAGTTCCACTTTATGGCGAAAAGGCAAAATGTATTTTAAAAATAGTACCTCAAGATACCAAATGTGAAACATTAGAGATTGATGATAAATGTATTAAAAAGCAGATTGAAATATAAACTATATTTTATTACTTGTTGTTATAATATTTAGTAAAAATATAACCAACATATATATACGGATTAATTAATGAGTCAAAATCTAAAAACACAGAATTATCAAACCGATGTATCTCTAAATAAAATAAATTACATAGAAGATAATGATTCTAATAATGAAAAAGATAAAATACCTTTCTGGTCAGAAAACCCAAACATATTATTAGATCAACGTTATATTTTTGAATTCTTTCCAATAGATACGATGAGTTATGAACAAAAACTTAATTCAATTACAAGAATAATTATAATACTAACTATTTTAGGATTTACGCTTTCCAAAAATCTTAGAATATTAATCATAGGATTAATAACAATAGGAGTTATATTTCTTATGCACTATTATCATGGAATTGAAAAAGATAAAATTGCTCTAAATAAAAAATTAAAAGAGGGGTTTGATAGTGGACCAGCACACGATTATCTTGTTAGTGCAAATGTTCCAATTCCACAAGATATGTTTCAAGAGCCCGATTCTAGTAACCCTTTTTCAAATGTCTTAATGACAGATTATGATTATAACCCACATAAGAAGCCTGCTCCCCCTTCTTTTAATGCAAATATTAATGCGAAAATATTGAATGAAGCAAAACAATTAGTAGAAGATGCTAATCCAGATCAACCAGATATTGCTGATAAATTATTTAAAGATTTAGGCGAGCAATTAGTATTTGAACAATCTTTAAGGCAATTTAATTCAACAGCAAATACGACGATACCAAATGATCAAGGAGCATTTGCTGAATTTTGTTATGGTAGCATGATATCTTGTAAAGAGGGCAATAATTTTGCTTGTGCACGAAACATGTCGCATTACACAAATTATTAACAAAGGGAACCAAGGTTCCCTTTTAAACCCTCCTATTTATTCAGGTTCTATCCTGTTGCTTTTTAAGTTTCCTGTTAATAAATGGAATATTTAGTAACAAATAACATTTTACTATGAAAATAAATAAAATATTTATTTTCAGATTTCCTTCTCTATCTATAATATAAATACTGAAATATTAAAATGGCGTATTCACACAATTATATGTTTAATAACATGGGTCATCTTGGTTTTGATTCCGTAGATGAGACCCAAAAAAATGTATCGAATACTCGTTTTGCCACATGGACCCTTTCAAATTATTTTAGCCAAAATGTATCCGATGGTCATGTAAATTTTGCTACAGAAATACCCACAGTAATGTTCAGCGGAACAGCATTAGGACCTGGAATAAATGGTTCATTAGTAGACGTTGATTCACGTTTGGTTATAAATAAAGAACATGAGCGTCCTCTTGAGAAATTAAGTTTAGTCGAACGTCCCTTCTTAACTGTACCTTATTTAGGAAGAGGAAGTTGTGATCCTGCATTAGAATCACAATTACAACAAGGCGAAATCGTTAGTGATAAAAAGAGCGTTTCTACTATTATGGAAAAATCCTTTTCCAATTACTCATTATATCCTTTAGATTCTAAAATGCAAGAGCATGTAAATAACCCTACTAATTCCGTAGAAGAACTTGCTATGAACGGTTGGGTCCGTGGTGGAATGTTAACACGCAATATGTCTGCCGACGAAGACTATAAGAAGAATAACCGTCCTAGTGGCGTATATTAAATACTGAAAATGAATATAAATGTTTTTTCATAGTTATATTCATTATGAATAGAATTAGCAAAGAGATTGAAATTAACTATTCGGATAATAAAGGCTATCGTAAATGTTTAAGGGACATTTTTAGTATGGATTCTACAAATTATGCAGATAAAATTAATACGTTGAATTCTCAAGAAAAACTAGATGAAGAAACTGAAGACGAAATGTCGTATGATGATGATGCAGCTGGTAAAACTATGGACGAGATATATAAAAAAACAAAGGACAATAGTTTATTTCAAGAGATTTATATATTAGCTGCATCAAAAATGTTTTCCGAAGATCCCACTATAGGACAGGCAGTATTATTTTCATATGACTTTTTACCACTTTATTTTTTATGTTTAGTAGATTATTTAAACACTCCAACCGAATTTAATAAAGAAAACATAAATTATGTAAATTTATTGAAAAAAATATCGTAAGCAAATATATATGGCATCGACACGTAATAAGAATACTCCAGGTAATTATAAAGCTGAACGAAATATCAATAATAATTCAGTAGATTATTACACAAATCATAAAAATTCATACGGAGTACCGAATACAACATATTACCCTGGTGATGGATTATTGCAAGGTAGAGTTGCGTCTGAAAATTTATCCCATAATAATATTGATATTGAAACACAGTTATTTGGGATTGGATCTACGAATTTAGTACACCATAAAATAAATCAAATTCCTGAATTAAAGCCAATTCAAAGTTTATCTATTATTAATAGAACACCTATTATAATACCCGAACCTTTGATAATTCATAAAGATCAACGCCCCTCTTACTTATCATAAAATTCTTTTCTGCTGTATCTTGAACTAGAATGATTTTTATTACGAAACGTAATATTTTTTTTACTTGTGGTTTTATGTTTTATTTCATGCATCTGGATTGTTAGTTGATTTTCTTTACGAATTGGTTTTTGTAATAATTCATAGATCTGATTTTTAATATAGTCGCTATCATAATCATTTTCTAGTTTTTCTGGTAGAGAATCTATATTTTCAAACTTTATAGACATGTAGTCTGTTAATGGTTCATAATCATCAGATTCACTTATTTCGATAGGTATTTTTATGTTTGCTAATATATATTTTTTTTCACTCATGATGAATAATTGTGAATTTTATATTTATATTTATTTTTATCACTATAAATATAAAATTATGGTTTACTAGCTTTTAGTTCACCTTCATTCCCATCATCAATAATGCATTTTGAGTCATTATATGCTACTGGGTAATTTTTCTTTTTATTATTATCCTCTTTTACAGTTGGACAATTTTTTTTACCATCCTCATCTGGCTCTGTTTTTTTTGGAGAACGAAATGTACTTGAAATATTTTTAATAAAACCAGATATTCTAGATGTTTTTTTAGGTGGAATAGGTAGAGCATCAGTCTGTGTTTCTATAGATACTGATGCGGGAGGTGGTGTATAATCTGTTTGTGTTTCTATAGGTACTGATGCAGTAGGTGGCGGATTACTCGGTTGTGTTTCTATAGGTACTATTGGAGAAGGTGGTGGAGTAGGCGCGTCTTTGCTTGTTGTATTTGTAATTCCTAGAATTACATCAATAATAATACTTATATCCCGATCCAAAGTAGAAGCGCCACCCTTCTTACGATCAGGATTTTTTATTTTATTCAATACTTTTACTATAGATTTTGACAACTTTTTATTTTTTAATATAGGTTGGGTCATAGGTATTTATATAATATACATAAAAAAAGAAGGAATAAATATAATCATCAAATAATTATGGATCGCTTGAGAGTAATTTACAAATATTAACTGCTTCTAAATTAAAATGCGGCTTTTCAAATAACCCCATAATCATATCATCATCACGAAACCGAATCGTATAATCTTGCTGGATATTATTACGACCAATACGCCCCATAGCTTGTAGGGTCTTTTGTTGCGTCATTCGTGTCAAATCTTTTCCAATTATTCCATGACAGAATTGATAATTAGTTCCATAAACATAGTCTGTGGATGCAATTATAATAAATAATTTTTGTTCTGTTGCCAAACGTTTCATGATTTCCATATATTCCACATTCGGAATATCTGTAAACATTCCGATTCCAAGCAATAACAATACCTTTAAATGATTTTCAATTTCCAACATCATAATCGTTTTTGCAACTTCCTCTCCAATATTTGATACAAAAGCATTTTCCTTTACTTCACCTAAAGGTGCCCATACTTGTTGATGTGGCCTGCTATTTGGAACATAAACTGGATCTAATGAAACAAGTCGGATTTCCTTACGTAGTTTATTAATTTCATCCATCATACCCTGTGATTCTTTGCATAATCTACCGCTTTCTCTAGCCATAGCTTTGGAGTCTACCTTTTCACCGGGAACAACAGTCTTGGCTTCCTTCGCTAATATCTGTGCCTCTAGTTTATCAATTTGCTTAATAATATCACTATTTTTTATTATTTTCGATAATATATTCTGAAACACAGAGGGTGCAATTTTTGATTGTTGAATGTAAAATGACCCAATCTTATTTATATTTTCTGCTAAGAAAATTGTAGGCCCATCTGTTAAAGTATGTGCGTCTGTAGTAGTAAATAGAATTCCGCTAGATGTGGATTGAGGAGGAGGTGATGGAATACATACACTAGATGTTCTGGTTAGTGCATTATGCTGTGGTGATTTTGTTATTTCCATACTACGTATCTTTTTGATATCCTCTACAGAAGAATATTTCGGCTTCCTAGATTCATTAATGAATTTATAAATAGTTCCCCACTTTGAAGCATCAATTTGTAACATCATATCTAAATAATATTCTTTTAAACTATTCATGGTTATATCAGTAATCTTATCACCAAAATAAGAATCAATTGAGTATGACTCCTTAATATAGTTGTTATCATTTATATATTCAACAAAACGAATAATTTCGCGTAAATCAAAATATCGAAGAAGCGTCTTATTTGCTATGCAATATTTCGTACAATCTAGTAATTTTTGATAGTCAGAATATAGGAAATGAGGCAGGACACAGAACCCATCTTTATTTAAAATTGGAATAGATTTTCTACAGTCGAAACTTGTAATCGTATGGATTCCTGCATTATCAAATTTTAAATGGAAATCATCAAATACTGGCTGTATTTCATCGGATGATGGTAAAGTAGCACAAGAAAGAACAACAGTTGGTATCTTATTTTCTTGCCAATTCCTACGAATGGTTTCGTGTAATGGGTGATCTTCATAATCCATAGTAATGGTGGGTTCATCCCAGTATGTAATAATGTTTTCTGCGGAATTAAATGCTAACATATAATGCATAGCTGTAATGTAGGATTTAACATCACAAATCATTATTTCCACGTTATCTCCCACACTATTATCTACCTTACCAATCCCACCTGATCTAGCATTCTTTGTATAATTAATCGCAGAGAAATAATGAAGACGAATATCCGATGCAGTTTCGCAACCAAAAGCAAATGCTATCTTTTTTTCTACGGAAATTGCTGATTTTGCTAATGCGAGACCAATATGACGTGCTACACAAACAAATATTATACGATGCTTCTCGGATAATCCAATCGGTGATAAAGTCTTACCAGTTCCGGTTGGAGCAGTGTATAAGATCAGTTTTGGAGATTCTCGTTTACTAATTGTAAATAGCTCTTTTTGATGTTGAAATAGAGTTTTATCCTCATATTTCAACAAATAGTTGTTTTTTTCGATAAACTCGTAGGAATTCGTAATTATTTCACTCGTTTTTGTGAAACTATTTACATGAGCTAGTGTTTCATCGATAATCGTAATAACATATGTGTTAATATAAGATATGGATGCCTTTTTTAATTGCAAGAGTGTATATAAATAAAATGCATATTTTTGTTTTTGTTTTGATACCTGTTTGACAAGTTCCTTCCATAAATCTAGTAGAAGAAATTCAAATATAATTGTTTTATTAACTTGTATATTATTATCCAAATTTTGAATACGGATAGAATCCGCACTTTTTAGAGTTTTTAGTTCACCACCGGAAAATGCACCTATAATGCTATATTTTTCGATGGGCATGTTTTTTCCATATTTTTTTATAGTAGTAATGATAAAGTCCTCGAAATACTTTTTATAAAGTAGAAATCCGATTTCAGGAGTGCGTTCAATCTTTACAAAAGAGAATAGCGATAGCGATGCATTAAAATGAATATTTGTGTTATGAAAACCATTCATTATCATAGTAAGAATCTGCTTTTCCTCTTGAGAAACCGGAATTTCCAGGTTTTCCCATTCGGAGCGAGTTAATTTATTTTGAGTAAAATCCATTTCTAAGTTTGTTTTAATTGAATCATTAATAATCTTTATATGATTCAATTTTTTTTATAATCCGAACATTTCTAAGGATTTATGAATTTATTCCATATTTTTAGTAATGCACCTATAATACCACCACGTTTGGTTATGGTATTCGTAATTTCTTCATCAGATTTGCTTTCACTAATACTTTCACAGTCAGTCAAAGATACTGCGCTATTAAAACTATTAAAACTATTCATGCTGTTAAATCCTTTTACGCTAGTAAAACTTCGAATGCGTTTACTATAATCACCTCCTTCGTACATTTCATCTTCATTTCTACTTTTAAAATAATTATTGATATCATTTAATAATTCAGGTGGGCAGGATTTTGTGGGAATTAATATTCCATTTTCATCCTTCGTTATATGTTGAGAAGGTGAAAAATTATGGGTAACTAATGTTTTCCAGCGATTCTCATAATTACGGTTTTTCTTAGAACCATGATAATAATGGCGTATTATACCAGGTACATAACCAATTCTTACAGTTTTTGCCTTTCTTTGAAATTCGTACATCGATTCTTTATAATCTTCTGTATAGTTTTCGTTCATAGCATGTTTTACTTTCTGTACAAACGCGAGAGCCATAATATTATCTCCTGAACCAAGAATACCCTTTTCATATAGCCCACCTAATAAATCATATGTTTTTCTTGTGCAAGCCCATGCGTAACCAGGATGCCAAAAATTAACCGGCTTTTTACTATAGGGTAACTGTTTTGTGTATTGAAAACAAAAACTAGGAAATATATTCATGGCCTCTTCATTTTGATCCATATCAATACAATGACTAAATAATTGCACGATATCTTTCGATCCATTTAATATTTTTAATGTATCTTTTGCCCAACTCGAATTATCAAATTCCACATCCGCGTCTATCCATGCAACTGCCTTCCAATCCTCGGGCAATAGTTTTTTAATTCCTATATTAATCATGTTTTCTTTATGCCAAATCGGATGTTCTGTACGAATTTGAAGATGCTTTTTATTATTCGAGTTCGTTACGATAAATTTTTGTTTTCCATAAGCTAATTCTACGATATATAATTCTATGTTTGATTCTTCTAATTCCATACGTTGAACAAATTCTTTTAATAATATGTATCTACGAGCGAATAAACATGGATTGGATATTACAATTACTACATGTAATTTGTTATCGATGGACTCGTTGTTTTTTATAGCGTCCTTAATAACATTTCGTTGGTATTGTATATTATCGATTTCTATATTATTCACAACCGTCATTCACTAAATTGATTTTATAAATAATCTTTATATATTAAAATACTTTAAAAACTATTTAATTCCTATATTATGTTTACGGGGTTTTTTAATACTCCTATTAAAAAAGTAACCTTTGAAGATATACAATATGCTATTAAAAATAAAGATCGTTATTTATTAATTAATACATTACCTATTGATGAACAAAAATGTTTAATTATGAATACGATAAGTTATGATATGGAAGAGAAACTTATAAATGAATTATTGAATCAGTTTGTATTTAAAGATAAATATATCATAGTTTATGGTAAAAACACAAACGATGATACAGCTGAAAAGAAATATAAACAATTACTATCCTTAGGTTTTGTGAATGTATATGTTTATATGGGTGGTATGTTTGAATGGATGTTATTGCAAGATATTTATGGTAGAGAAGAATTTCCTACGACAATTAAAGTGCTTGATATATTAAAATATAAGGCTAGTCGAATTTTATTATAAATAATCCGCGTAATTAATACCACTAATACTTGAGTATCCGAATCCTAATGATCCCTTTGGTCCAGGTTTACCTTGTTTACCATCTTTACCGTCTTTACCATCTTTACCATCTTTACCATCTTTACCTTGTATGCCTTGATTACCTTGATCACCCTTAGCGCCTTGAATACCTTGATCTCCTTTATCACCTTTTAAGCCATTTATACCTTGATCTCCCTTATCGCCTTTTAGACCCTGAATACCTTGATCACCTTTTATACCTTGAATACCTTGATCACCTTTTATACCTTGAATACCTTTATCACCTTTATCACCTTTATCACCTGTATCTCCTTTATAACCTTTATCACCTTTATTACCTTGAATTCCTTGAATACCTTGAATTCCTTGATCTCCCTTAACACCTTGAATACCTTGAATACCTCGATCACCTTGAATACCCTGAATACCTTGAATACCTCGATCACCTTGAATACCTTGAATACCTCGATCACCTTGAATACCTCGATCACCTTGAATACCCTGAATACCTTGAATACCTCGATCACCTCGATCACCTTTATCACCTTTAGGACCTCCAGTATTTTCCACTTTATTTATTTCATCAGCAAGTGGTTTTACTAACCCATAAACATCAAGTTTAGTAGGTATCTGAGTTCCAGTACCACTTGCGGCAATACTACGTCTTCCAATCATATAACCTGGAGTATAGTCATTCCAATTACCTTGCAATTCAATCCCTTCATAAATCTTCCCTAAATACGTATGATAAAAGCATATTATAAAAAAAGTAATGAACACAATAGAAAATGCTACGAATATGTATTTATGTATATCAAATTTCATAATAATAATTTACTATATTATTATTATATTTTATTTCCACGTCCCAAAAAATTTATGTTCAGCATAATCTCCAAAAAATTGCCGGTTTCCATTATCAAGTATAAATATTTCATTTTTATCTGGATAATTTATGTATAAACTTGTAATAAAATCTGGCCCTGTTGTTTTATAGACATACTCTTCAGATGTATAGTTCACATGTTTTACATAATAATTTAAATTCTTATGAATTGTATCAATTATTTTCTTAATAAATGGGTGTTTCGGTACAGCAGCAAACGCATATTGTCCAATTAAATAATTATATCCTTTCTCGCAAAATGGTTTATATCTATTTAACTCACGTAAATGTGTATAAATGAATTCATCCACCGGGAAAATACAATCATATCCTAATAAGTTATCAAACGATTTCAAGCAAAGCATATCTAAGTCCATATAAAATCCACCAAAATGATAGACCACAATATACCTAAAAAAATCAATTCTCTGTATCTTAATCGGTAAATTTAAATAGGTTTGGTAATATTCCGGGTAATATGTTTTTAAAAAAACCTTGATGTTATCATCTGTAAAAAATAAATATTCATAGTCTGGATTATTTTTTTTAATACTATCAATTAATTCCATATATCGTTGAGGTATAGCTTCTGTTTTCCATGTTTGTATTATTATTTTAGGGATTTTAGGGGTAGTTATTTCTAAATTTTTTGTTACAATTACTTTGTTTTTTATATTGCTATAAAAATTATAATAAAGAAATAAAACAAAGAAAATCAATAACAAAATTAAAAAATAATAATACATAATTATAGTATATATGAGTATTAAAAATATAATTATTTGTTTTATTGTATTGTTTTTATTATCGCTCCTGGTATTATTCTTCAAAAATAAATATAATGAGAGCTTTATAACATTAGATAAACAAGTTATTCCCTTAACTATTTATCAAACGTGGTATACTAAAAAATTAAATTCTAGGATGAAAGCATGCGTAGATAAATTAAAAGATAGCAATCCTGAATTCACATTTTATTTATATGATGATAATGAGTGTACAAATTTTATTCAGGATAATTTTGATCAAGAAGTAATAGATGCCTATAATTCTTTAATCCCTGGCGCTTATAAAGCGGATTTATGGAGGTATTGTATTTTATATAAATATGGAGGCATTTACTTGGATATAAAATATTATCCGGTAAATGATTTTAAATTTATTGATTTAATAAACGATGAATATTTTGTAAAGGATGTAAATAAAAGTGGTGCGGGCGTGTACAACGCGCTTATGATATGTAAACCTGGGAATGAAAAGTTATTAAATTGTATTAAAAATATTGTTAAAAATGTGAAGACTAATTTTTATGGAACAAGTTCATTAGAACCTACAGGTCCATTATTATTAAAAAAGGAATTTACAACTGAAGAGATTTATAGTATGCGATTGAAACTAGGCGAGTGTAAAATAGGTAATACAACAAATACATGCATTTCATTCGATGGAAATCCGATTTTGGCAATCTATAAAGATTATTATCTTACAAGAAATTCACCCCTTCCATCTTATCATGAATTATGGAAAGGGAAAAATATTTATGCATAATCTTTTACTAGTCAAACACAATTATTAATTGGTCTACGTTATCACACATTTTAATTAATCTAATATTTCGTTTACTAATTGCCTTCATAATATTTTCAGCTGAAATATGAGTAAAATCAAAATAAGTTCTTGGATATATACCCCCATCATCTATTCCGTCCCACATCGCATTACCCATTAATCGCATATCATCAATAAATATAACATCTCCTTTTACAGTTCTATTAGAAATGGATTCCAATTCATTAAGAAGAGGGCAACCATTAAATAATTTTTCGCCTGCAGTATCACCACCTGAAAAATGGGCATCTAAGTAAAATAATATTGGTTCATCCTCTAATAAAGATTTTTCTACTAGATCTTTTATAACGGTTGAACTATCACCTTCTAATAATTCAATATTTGAACACTCCTTAAATTGTTCTTTATTAAGTAAATAATACTTGTTAGATAATTCTATGGAATAAATTTTAGTAAAATAATTGCTCTCCAAATAACTCTTTATTCCATGACCCAAATATGTTCCTGTTTCAACTATTATTTTTGGGCATTCAACGTCTATTTTGTTTAACGTGTTTACAAAAAAACTCATTTATAGAATTATAAACACGGCGTTTTTATATAAATTATAGAAGAAACTAGTATATCTGGATCTATATATGAATTATGGTTTATCTAATTCGGTTTTTGGATAAGCTTTCTGTGAAAACAAAAAATTTGAATTATAAACATGAGAAAAAGATGTATTTCCATAATGAGGTAAGTTGGGATTTATAAAATAATTTTCCCCATGAATTTTATTCATAAAAAAGGGTTTATTATTCATAACACATGCTAACCAAAATGTCTCCTTATCTCCATATACGTATTTATAGGTTTCTTCGTAGTTATAGTTTAATTCATAAATTGTTTCTACTACATCAGCGTGCATTAATTTATTCAAGTATACAACTCCGGATTCTTGATAATACCACATAGGTTGAACTGTATCTGGTAATCCATAAATATAATTCCATTCCTCAGGGAAATACTGTCTTTTTTCTGGTAATAATTTCTTTATGAATTCTTTTCTAGCAGGAATTTCTATATTTCGATCTAGAGGTTCATGTTTAATCCAATCTTTAAAAAAATATGTACCTGTTTTCTTATAATTTTGATCTTCAAATATGATTTCAGGATTTTGTAAGAAGACACTATCGCAATCACATAAAATAACTTCATCAAATTTTGTATGTTTCAAAATAAATGCCTTAATTTGCCACCCTTTCCAATATTCTGGATTATCTGTATAATCGCAGACATCTTGAAAAGATAATTGAAATGAATCTTGTAGTGCATTTAATTTTTTTTGCATAGAATCACTAATTTCTTGCCCAATTTGCCATAATTCAATAGGTAATTTACATTTCAAATCATTTCTTAAAATATGTAGATTACATATTAATAATTCTTCATATTTTTCTAAAATAGGGATAATGATTCCTTTTACCATATAATATGTTCTGTGAATTAAATTTTTTTATCTTAACACAATAAAAAAGAATTATGCACGACACTTTAATAGAAAGTGTTCTAGGATATGTACAAGATTATTCTATAAATAATGATAAAATATATATTGTCGGCTGGTGTTTTCATAAGATATCTGGTGTTTTACCTATTCGATTAAAATATAACGATGATTTTATTTATGACGAAGTTGATATGTTTCAACTAGAAAACCGAATAGATGTTTGCGAATCCTACGGTAATCCCCAAGTAGAGAAATGTGGATTTGTAATAAATATAGAAAATTCCGATAGTATTGAAAACCTAACTTTAGAAATGAAGTTGGATGATGGGTGGAGTACGGTTTTTGATTTTCTTTTTTTTGAGACCAGGGAAAAATATATACCATCTTTTATCGTCGTTGATGATTTTTATAAACATCCAGATAAAATACGTGAATTTGCATTAAAACAGAATTTTAAAGCACATCCAGAATATCATAAAGGAAAACGGACAGATACTGTGTATAGATTCCCAAATTTAAAATCACGGTTTGAAGAAATATTAGGATGTAGGATTCGGAATTGGGAGCGTTATGGTGTAAATTGTTGTTTTCAATCTTGTATTGCTGGAGAACAATTAGTATATCATTTTGATGAACAACAATATGCTGGAATAATTTATTTAACACCAGATGCACCTCCCGAAACGGGAACTACATTTTATCGTTCTAAAATAACAAAAAATATGAAATTGAATAATGATTTTTATAATGTCTTTAAAACAGGATTTTTAGATGGTACCCAATTTGATGTGGTAGATGTGGTAGGAAATAAATATAATCGATTGGTTTTATTTGATGCACAGATGATACATGCTGCTTCAGAATATTTTGGAAATTGTATTGAAAATGGGCGGCTTTTTCAAATGTTTTTCTTTGATCTAGAAAAGGAAACCCAGGTTTCCTTTTAATCCTTAATTATTTTGATCCTTCTAAAAAATTGATCCGGGTTTATGATTCTAACTTAAAATAAATCAAACCATGTTGAAAAGACCTGTTATTATTTCTATCGAAGGGAATATTGGTTCTGGAAAAACCACCATCCTTGAAAACCTAGAAAAATATTATGAAGACGATAAGTCTGTGATGTTTTTGAGAGAACCGTTGGATGTATGGGAAGAAATTAAAGATCCAAAGACCGGTGAAAATATCCTACAAAAGTTTTATGCGAATCCAGAAAAGTATTCGTTTCCATTTCAGGTTATGGCATATGCGTCAAGATTATCTATGGTTCGGGAAGCTATTAAAACTGGTTCAGGACATTTTTCGGCAATTATCGTTGAGCGTTCTTTGGCTGCGGATAAACGGATTTTTGCAAAGATGTTGTATGATGATGGGAAGATTGATGATGTTTGTTATCAGATTTATCAAAAATTTTATAAGGAGTTTTCAGATGATATTGGAATTAATGGTATAGTGTACATTGATGCTGATGCTGAGGTTTGTAAGGAACGTGTTGAGAAACGTAGTAGACAAGGCGAGGGAGGTATTAGTTTGGAGTATTTGCAAAAGTGTAAGAAGTATCATGACGAATGGTTAGATAAGGAACCCCATGCTCTAAGAATCAAGACAAATCAAAACGTTACCTATGACCCAGAAGATTCTTCAGATCAGGGAAATGTATGGTTGAAGCAGATTTCTCGATACATAAAGGAAGCCGTGAATCATGAAAGAGAGTATAATAATTGGTAAAAAATTGATCAATGTTGGGGTTTTTATTTAATTTTTTTAAATAAAAACAAAATGATGAATACTGGCGATTATTTATGGTATGGTGTTTTGATAGTATCTGAAGTTTTGATTCTACCACTACGTGTAGGATATGATGTAGTTGAAAGAGCGAATAAAACATATAAAAATTATAAACCTGGTAATCAATGTACGGGTTTGAGGGATTAAATATAATGTAATATTTTTGGTAACCCCAAAGGGTGACCAAACGTTTGCTCCTGATTGTTCAGGAGCAAACGTTTGAATGCTTTATCATGCGAATATGTTTTAAATTGCTTTTTTCTGTCGCTTTTGTTTTTGTTTCTAGAATCAAAAACGAACATTTTAACAACGTCTTCTCACAAGAGAAAGTGATAGGCCCTTACCATAATTGCTAACAAAATGGAACCTAAAATGTACGATGGTTCAGTTGAATTTCACTATAATCTTCACCGTCTCTTTCTTAATGCATTTACATGCAGACACAGATAACTCTTCACGCTTCTTTCTCGTCTTCGAATTATCCACCGGTTCGGATTCAGAATCGTTAGGACTACGACGTTTCGATGTACTATTACGATGATTCATATCATTCTCTATGTCTGCATAATTCGTCTCAATAAAATCAACGATTTTATTTTCGATAGCCCATTTAAAAAAATTGAGTTGACCAATCGTGGTCTCCATAATTTTTTCAGAATCGTACGGAATTGAGATCCTTTCCCAGCGACAAAACGGATCAAAACGTCTTTTGCTGTAAGCTTTCAGCTTGAGTTTGTAATCATTATAAACTTTGAAGCGGATTTTTTCGTTTGATCCATTTCGCCCATTTATAGGGTCCAATTCATAAACAGTATAGTATTTTTTAGCAAAGTTAGTAACAAACCAGTCGACAATACGTAATGAAATTTTAGATTCGCCATTAATAATATGCATCATTTTTGTAAGGTTCTCGTGTTGATTATAAAATTCCATCAAATTCTTCATTAATAAATCATTTTGCGTATTTAATGTAGAAATATTGAGAGACATTATTATATTTAGTGTTTTACGTTTTTATATTTTTTTGGGAGTTTAATATATAAAATAGTAGTATGGCGAATTGTATTAAAGGAGCAACGCCGTTCGATGGTGATTTAAAAGTATTCTTTGATTTATTAAAATCTAATGATAAAAAATCAGTAATTGACGGTTTAAAAAAATATGATTTCACAAAAGTTATATGTCCAACTATAGCAACTCTTGTCATAAATGAAAATACTGAACAAACTTTATTTCATCTGTTAAGTAAAAAGTGGACTGCGTCATTAATAATAAAAACAGTTCCAGATGTAAATGAAATAATTAACGATTTTGTTGATTTACTTTATGAAATAATAGTAACTGATAATAATAAGGAAATAATAAATAAAATAAAAAATACTGAATTATTTGGACAATCCTTTTTATATTTTAAAGGTAGAAAAATAAACAATTGGGGATCTTGGATAAACGGAGAACAATCACGAACTGCAAAAGAAACTGCATCTGAAAATGCAAAAAACGAAACTGATCCTGCTATAAAAACACGTTTACAAAAAATGGTAGATATTATTCGTCACATAGAAGATCCAAACGTTGAAACTAAATCTAGATCATCATCTACAGCATCTACAGCATCTATGAATACTGTGTCATCTACGGAATCTGAAAGCGTGGATACAGAATTAGTTGAGTTAAGGAAGGAATTTTCAACACTTGAAACTGATATGAAAAGCATTTTTAATAGAAAAAAATGCACACAAATGAATACTAATATACAAGATTATAAAAAAAGAATTAACGATTTAAATGAAAAATGCAGCAGATTATTTGCCTGCAGTAAGGAAGAAAAGAATGATATTAAACTTCTCAAGGGAAAAATAGATAATAATAAAAATAAATTAATAGAATTAGGATGTAAAATCCACGGAGGCAAAGATAAAACCATCAAAAAAACACGCAAAACACGTAAAACCAAAAAATCAAAACGTTCTACGAAAAAACATTAACGTAAAATATATAAATACCATTTGAGTTATTTACATATAGAAATGTTACATTTGACCTTACCTATATTAGCATCTCGACAATATTTAACCTTACCCAAAAAATATTTCGAAAGAATACGTCCTAGTATTGTGTATAAGTTCTCACTAATCCATAATTATGGGTTGTGTTTATTTAGTCTATATACCTTCGTAAATTTGTTCAAGGTTTTAATAGAAAAAGGTGTATCTTCAGAATCAGGATTCTATTTTAATAGTCCAGGTATACGATGGATATTATTCTTGTTTTACATGTCAAAATATTATGAATATGCAGATACGATGATATTATATGCTAAAAAGAAACAGCCTATTTTTCTACAGAAGTTTCATCATGTAGGTGCTACGTTTGTATGGCACTTAGGATATATTTATGAATTCGAAGGTGTTTATTTTGCTTCGCTAATAAACTCCGGCATCCATACGATAATGTATGGGTATTATTTTTTATCTTTATTTGATAAAATACGGCCACATATTAATAAGTATAAGGTGTATATTACTTCTGCACAAGTTGGACAACTAGCGTTTGGATTTTTAGCACTTCCTTGGTTTTATTATAATAAAGAGTCTGTGGTTAACCAGAGGGTTATTATTGTCTTTGATTTATATATTGCATGTTTAATTGTGTTATTTTTACAGTTTATGATAAAAAATTATAAGCACCGTTAATTGATGATTTTTCAATCGACAGATAAAATTCTTTATCCCAATCCACAAATTTTGCAAGCCAATCTGTTTCCCTGTGTGTAGATACTGTTGGAATACACGACACTAGTTTACGTAGATTTAAGTTTTTTATCGTAAACATACTCTGGTTTTACTTTATTATTTCCGCCATTACTAATCCTGTATAGAATTTTCATTATTGATTTAACATATTAAATATTTAAGTCTTTTATTAGATATAAACAATTCGCGTTTAACGTTTAATAAAAGTTTGTAATCAAAATTATATAAAAAAGTAAACCATAAACACTTATATGCATTTTATATTTGTAGAATCATTCGATAGACAAAATTGGAACGGTGAAACAGCTAGATTTACGAAAGGAGTATCCGGATCACATGGGGGTCCTATGTATTTGGCAGAAGGCTTAGCTAAATTAGGTCACAAAGTAGATTTTGTATCTATTTTTAATTTTATGAAAGAGACAACATATATGGGCGTAAATTATATTAATTATGAGAACTTTCAGAATACTTGTTGTGATTATATTATTGCAACGAATCAAACCTTAGACTTTATCATTTTGAATAAGATATATTCTGTAAAAAAGATTATTCTCATCATGCATAATGATTTGTTTTTTCAAGAAAACAAGTCCTTTTTCAATATAAATAAAGAGTTTATTTTAATCTCATATTTAAATGAGTTTAGTAAAATGAATATAGAAAATGCACAACCTTTTTTAAAAGAGTATGAAAATTGTATTTTACCAAATTCAATTGATTTAACTGATGTTCAGCCATTTGACATATTAAAAAAGGAAAATAGTCTTTGTTTCTTTGCTTGTGTCGGAAGAGGATTACATTTAGCAACTGAGGTAGTAAATAGATTAGATGGGTTTAATTTATATTCGAATACCTATGCGGATGAGCACCGGTATTTAACAAACTCAAACAATAAATTAATACAAACCGATGGTTGTTCAAAATTAGATATATTCCGTTACTTAGAAAAGAGTAAATATTTTGTATATCCTCTTATAGATATGGAAAATAATATGATACATTATGATACCTTTGGGTATGTAGTATTAGAAGCATTATTACATGGCGTTATTGTAATCGCACCAAAGATAGCAGTTTATGAAGAATTATATAGGGATTCGATTTGCTATGTTGATACAGATGGAATAATTCCAGAAGAAGATTTATTGTATTGGAAAAAAACAAATGCAAATTTTGGGTTACCTTTATTAGGTCGATATTTGGATAAGATAAATGAACTAGAAAATGATGAAGAATTACGACGTAGTTATATTGAAAAAGGTCTAGAGGTAGGTAAAAAGTATTCAAATGTGGATATTACAAATAGATTATTGGAAATAATACATAAATATTAGATTTCTTATACCTTTTCTCATTCAAAACGCCAACTTCGTGGATGTAAATGAGTGAAGGTAATGTTACCATAAGGGCGTTTTTAACGCAAAATTGTGTAAAAGAATCATATATTGTTTAATTCTATCATGAATAGTTAAAAATTGAAGAATAAAATAACATATATTAAAGCATAGTTAGTTTTTATTTTTGTAATATATATCTATACAGATATATATTATTTTCTTTCAGGATCTAAAATTACATAATAAAGCGAGTTTATTGTTTTAGGGTTATAAGCATCTGATCTAATATTCTTATAGGAATATTTACTAGAATATATATGATAAATATATTGAATTTCTGGTGAATATGTTGCTCTATTTTCGTATAAACATCGGTCAATCGAAGAACTTAATTCAACAAATTTATCATCATTCCAGATATCATCATGATACATTTTTTCATAATTGAATGTTAATGGAAGTTCTGATAAGTAATCTATAGCATGTTTAGAACCCATGAAAAAAGTATCAGAAGATCCATATATAACGTTATCATTACTATATAAGAGATTAACTTCATTTTCTATTTCTTGAAAGGGTAGGTTATTCTTAATTATAATGTCAAACAATCTACAGTAAATTGTTAAATCAATATTTATATTGTTATTTTCGAGATAATCATTTTTAATTTTATTTAATAAAAATATTCTGTAATGCAACTTAGGTGGAAAAAAATTTCCTATTCCTATTCCATTATTATTTTTTACGTTTTTAAAATAAGAATTTGATATTTTTATTTCTTCAGTATTATCATAACTTTCCACATAATCAAAAAAATGTATATTAAAATAGAACTCTTTAAAAATCGCTTTTATATCATTCTCATTATCTTGACTATATTTTCCTGACTCTAATTTATCAGATAAAACAAATACATGAACATTATGAGTCTTTAATATTGGTTCTAACATTTTTATATTGTTTCGCAAATTTTTTTTATAACTTCGAAATTGTCCATAAATAAATAAAGCGATGTTTTTTCTATTATCTGGTTTTATTGTTAATTCATCTGTTGAACAACCACACCAAGAAACGTAATTTTTAACATTATCGCATTCTTTATCATATAATCTTACTATTTCTGGATTTCCATTTTTGTTTTGACCTAAAATATTATTGTTTATATCCATAAAATATTCGGTTCCTTCTTGAAATTTTAATAAGTGAATATTCTTTATTATACCTTCTTTACCTACAAAAGATTCAGTTTCTATATTTCCCAGGTATCTATTAACAGACCTGCCTAACACACCTGGTCCAGTAAAATCTAATTTACCGGGAAATGTTATATTATTTCGAAAATTATAAACTATACTATTAATACATTCAAAAATAGCAGGATGTTTTGGAATACTTGCAATTAATGTACCTCCTGCTAAATTATGTTGTCCTTCATTCGGTGTATGATTTAAATCAATTGTTGTAAGTAATTCTATATTTGGTAATAAAAAATTATCTAAGCTTCCTATACATAAAGTATCTAAATCTGTAGTTATCCCCCCATGAATATATAAATAGCAATAGCGAAAAAAATCTGCTTTGTTTGCTCCAGGAATAATTCTATTATATGTATCTACAACAATATTATTAAAATTTTGTTTAATAAATTCTAACCTTTCGTCTTTATCATACAAATAATAATCGTAATCAGGATTTTTTATTTTCCATGAGTCAATAATTTTCTGAAACTCAGAGTCTATATTCTTATGTTCCCATGTTTGAACAATTTTTTTTGGTATATTGCTTTTCAACATTTTTATATATTATAAATAATAAAAATACTAAATACTTTTGAACTTAAAATATATAAATACATAAGTTTCATTTACAAAAATGCAATCAGATTTATGTGTCTCATTTTTATGTAACGAAGCTTATTACGATAAATTTAAAAGTACTTGCCATCAATTAATAAAAATTGGAAACTATTCTGGCGAAATAGTATTGGTAGTATTTGATGATTTAATTGATATTGATAAAGATAAATTTATAATGGACAACAACATAATAATTAAAAGATTTCCAGCAGTTAAATTTAATGAAATATTTATTAAACAACAAGAATCTTTAAATAGATTACCTCACTGGTATAATAAAATGTTTCAATTAAACAAATTTTATCTATTTGATAACTATTTTAAAAAATGGAATTATGTTTTTTATATTGATTGTGGTATGATAATAATGTCCGATATTTTACCTATATTAAATGAAAAGAAACGAAATACTTTACTCGCAAATAGAGATGGTGTTGATAATGAAACTGCGACTACATGTATTCCTGAAACACCCGGAAAGGGTTTAAAAATTGGTGATCAATTTGTAAAAACAGAAAGGCTTTTTGAATTATTAAAAACAAATTATAATATGAAAGCAGAGTATTTTCAAACAACTTGTATGTTATATGATACAAATATAATAGAAGATAACACAGTTTCTAATTTATTTGATTTATTATTCGAATATCCTATTTCTGTAACAAATGATCAAGGCATTATAGCTTTATACTTTACACAAATAAAACCTGTTTGGCAACAACTGAGAAGAAAAAACGAAGATATTTATTTTTATGATTATGTTAGATGTGTTGATGAGAAATACATTATGATAAAATTTGACGGGAATGCATATTTAAATATTGGGTATAACTAAAATTATAGGTATAGTAAATCATTTAAAAACTACAACATATAAAACGTATATTATGTTACAAGAACATTTATTTAACCTATCAAAGGAGAAACATTTACCAGATAATCATATTGAATATTTATGCAAGTTAAAAAGAGAAGGTTTTGAACCAAAAGTAATATATGATATCGGATCTTGCGTATTACATTGGACTACATATGCGAAACAAATATGGCCAGAAGCGAAGATAATATTGTTTGATGCTTTTGAACCAGCAGAATTTTTGTACAACGGTTACGATTATCATATTGGAGTATTATCAAACAAAGACGACTATGTTGTTAAATTTTATCAAAATGATGATTTTCCAACAGGAAGTTCTTATTATAGAGAGATTTATAACGGAGGTGATTATTTCCCAGAAAATAAATTTATTGAAAAAAAAACAAAAACTTTGGATACAATCGTAAAAGAAAGAGGATTTCCATTACCAGATTTTATAAAAATTGATGTTCAGGGATCTGAATTAGATGTTCTTTATGGAGGTGAAGAAACACTAAAGAATAGTAGCAGAATGATAGTGGAATTACAACACGTAGAATATAATAAAGGAGCAAAAATGTGTGATGAAAGTGTTAAAATAATAGAAGAGTTGGGTTGGACTTGCACAGATCCATTATTTCAAAATAATGGGTGCGATGGTGATTATGGATTCATAAATAAATTATTTATTTAATACAAAATATATTAAAACAAAAAATTATATTATATTATGAAAATAGCAATTTTTAATGCATTACATAGTCATCACGAATTGTATGGATACATAATTCACTATTGTATATTAAAAAAACACTCATTAGCAATATTTTGTAACTGTAATACAGACCAAGGTTATATAGATTTTTTTAATAATTTTTTTATTAATAATAACATAGAGTACAAAAACGTTTCTGATTTTGAATCTAAAAAACACAATTATGATTCTATAATATTATTAACGGATGATGATTGGAGCTTCCAAATAAATGATAATGAAACAAACAATAAAACCATTTGTATTGATCATTTTTATAAAATTAGAAATCCTATATTTGAAAAACGTATAGCAATCCGTCCCTTTTCTAATGAATATTATAGAAATTGGGCGTTGCCAATATATCCATTAATAAATAGTGGTAAAAAAAAAGAACTAATAGAAAAAGATAAATGCAATATTGTATTGTTAGGAGATAGTGTTATGAATTATAACGTAAATGTAATAAACAGAATTAAATCTAATAAAAAAATAGTGGTTCATGCAATATCAAGAAATATGTCTATAGATAAATTTACTGGATTAGATACTTCAATAGAAATACACATATACAGTAATATCAATACGAATTATTTATTTAATATATTATCAAATGCCCGTTATGTAATAACAGATTTAACAGAAAGTAAAAACTATACTTCAGAAATTATGTCAGGATCCATTCCTATCGCATTTTCAACATTAACTCCATTAATTATTTCCAAAGAAACAAATTCATATTATCAATTCAAAAACGTAATAGAATTTGATAAAAATTCTGAAAACGATATTCTCTTAGAAAATATGGATATCCAATCTTTAGAATCAGAGAGAGACGAGCTCATACGAAAAAATCATGAGTTGTTTGATTCATTACTTCAATAAATATAATTACAAAAGTAATAGGTATAAATAAAAGGATTGTCATCTATTTATTAATATATGACAGTCATACTTACTATATTTGCTGGTAGGAAAAATAATTTAGAAGTATTAAATCGTTATTTGAAAAAAGCTATGGAGAAAAAAATAATTGATGAAGTACATTATTGGAATTACACCAGGGATCCCAAAGATGAAGAGTATCTACGATCTATTAGTCATTTAAGAAGAACTAGTACTGATGGTATTTATAGACAAATTCATCCTGTTATTTCATCAAATTATATCGAATTAAATATTATGACAAATTACGAATTTTCCGTAAAAGTTGTAGATAAATCATTAGAAATTGAATACGAAATTATTATTGGTGGATGGAACACTAGAAGAACTAAATTTATTAGAAATAAAATAGAATTATTTGAAGTACCTAGTAATGAAATGTGTGATTATGAACATGTAATAATGATGAATAATTATACAAATATTAAAATCATGATTATTAATGGACTTCTTTGTTTATTCAAAGAATTAAAATTGATAGCCAAACTCGAATGTGATTATAATTTCAATTTAGATGAAGTATTTGTTAAATCATCCGGTGAAGGATCAGCGGATATCAAATATGAAACAAAAGATAAATCTCAATTTTATTTTATGGATACTTGTCAAAAAAATCCTTGGCATAATTACTACAACTATTATGATCAGGATATATTTAGAAATGATATTGTTTTAAAATGTGATGATGATATACTTTACATGGATTTAAATAAGCTCCCTCATTTTATAGATTATATTCGTTATGATAATAAAAATGATATCGTTTTTGCGAATATTATTAATAATGGTGTCTGTGCATATTATCAACAGAATAAATATGGATTAATCCCGAATAAATTAATGAAACTCGAATATCCAAATGCTATGGATGATTATGGAAATTTTGTACCTGGATTGTTTGGATCATTAACCGTAAGTGGAAAAAACGCAGAATTAATACATGACTACTTTTTAAATAATTATGAAACATTTTTAAATTATGATTATTCAAACGAAGTTATACCAATTGAGACTCGTTTTAGTATAAATTTCTTTGGTATAAAATGTAATAATTGGCATAAAATACGTTATTGTGGAAATAGTGATGAAGCAAACATAACAGTTGATTATGTTCGGGATAAAAGAATAAAAAATGTTTTATATACGGATTTTTATGTAGCACATTTATCGTTTGGGCCACAAAGTAAAGATGGTATTGATACTGTGGGATTACAAAAAAAATATATGGAATTTTATGAAAAGCTTCATGGATAAAATATACTCATAATTTATAATGGATTGTGAGAAAATCAAAGAGATTTATATGAATTCTTGCGAAGAATTTGTAAAGTGTAGAAAAGATGTTCACGATATAAAATGTAATGCTATCGAAGGAATACGTAATCAAAACTGTATTTTAGCTATGGAAATTTTTGAAAAGAATTGTAAGAGTAAGAGTAAGAAACCTGTAGATAATTTTGCGAAAACTTATGGGCAGAAATAGATTTATTGATTTTGATACAGTTATCGAAATCAATTTTATTCATATTGTTTTATGACGAATAATTAATATGAAGATTTTTCTCATAAAAAATTGAACGAAAAGTTTTCGAATAAAAATATGTCATATTTACCATATTTTTAATGGTAAATTGTGTTGGCAAAGACAAGGATAAAAATTATTGTAAAAACGATTGCATAAATGGTACTAAGTTCTGTAAAATTCATCAGTATATGAATGATTATACTGAAAACATGTTGAATAATCTTACATTTTGTAAAACATGTCGTAAAATGCGTTATTTTGAAGGTGATATGAAAACATGTGAACATTGCATAAAAAGAATAAATAAACTAGAAAACAATTCGTTATGTTTAAAAGATGGTTGTAAATTTAAGCGAAGTAACGAAAACATTTATTGTGGAAAACACCAATTATGTTTATTCGAAGATGAAGCAAAACTAGAGAATAAAAAATTATGTTTTAATTATATTCGTGGTTGCAGAGAAAAGTTAGATATTGATTATAAATTCTCAAAATGTGGTAATTGTTTAGAATACGATCGTGAAAAAGATAAGAAACGAAGAGTAAATATAAAGGAAAACAATAGCAATATAGATGTTACAAATGCTAAAACAAAATACTGTACATCTTGTTGTAAAGAATTATCTATAGATAATTTTGTAGGTGTATTATCAACGATTACAAAAACATGCATTAATTGTAGAGAAAACAATAAGATTCAAGACGCGAAACGTGATAAAGAACACCGTAATGAAATTGCTCGTAAAAACGAAGCGAAACCAGAAAATAGAGCAGTAAAAGCAAAATGGAAAGAAGATAATTATGAGAAAGTAGCAAAAACGTGGATGGATTCTAGAGAACGCCAAATAGCAAATCTAGGAACAGAAGAATATTTGAAAAAACAAGCAGAAAATGCTAAGAATTGGAGAGAGAATAATCCAGAGAAAACATTATTAGCTAATGATTATAAGAAAAATAGTAGACAATTACAATATAATGTTTATTCAAGAAATTCAGAATTTAAAAAATTAGAGTTTACTATTAGTTACGATGATTATATTAGTATTGTTGGGAAGGTCTGTTATTATTGTGGAACTTTACAAGAAAGAGGGTTTAATGGAATAGATAGAAAAGACCAGACCAAAGGTTATATACTAGATAACTGTGTAAGTTGTTGCAAGATGTGTAATTATATGAAGGGATCAACTAGTGATGAAGTATTTATAAAACGTGTTGAACATATATTGACTTTTCAGAATAAGATATCTGGTAATTTATATCCTGAGTATTTTGCTAGTCATAAAGGAACATATTACTCAGAGTATAAAAATAGAGCACTAAAGAAACAATTAGATTTCTTAATAACAATTGATGATTATAATAACATTACTAAAAGTAATTGTTATTTATGTGGAAAAAGTTACAACAATGTTCATAAAAATGGAATAGATAGAATAGATAATAGTAAAGGTTATATATTAGATAATGTAAAATGTTGTTGCGGAGAGTGTAATTATATGAAAAGAGATTATCAATTAGATGATATTATAAACAGGTTATTATTAATTCACAATAATCATATCCGTAACGTTTTAATTGAGGAAGATTATGAAAACTCCACATTAATCAATACTATTCAACTAACAGAACATCCTTTACAAAACACCTTTATACCAGAAACACTAACTAAAACAGAGAATCTAAATAATACAGTCCAAGGAAACAAACATATAGTTGTAAATAAAAACAAAAAGACAGTTGAAGAAATTAGGGCAGCAAATAGACTCTATAAGCAGAAACAACGTGAAAAATTAAAAGAAAAATATGGAGATGAAGATTATAAGAAAATGAGAGCAAAAGAAATAGCAGAACTTCGAAGAAAGAAAGCTAACTGATTGATATGTATTTAAAAATACAAATCAATTTATATTAAATTTTTTGTTGGTCAGAAAATATTATTATAAGATATATGCCATGATGTTGGTCAGAAACGTCCATACCAGACATTTTACTAATTTGAGTAAGCCACACCGGCCATGCCCGACATTACCCTTAATACGTTGTAGTTAACAGCGTATACACGGACCTTGGCGGTGGCAACACCTTGTACGGTGGGGGCAGAGAGAACGAGTTGGAGAACAGCGTTATCAATACGGGAGAAGTTGCAACTGCCGCTGGGTTGGTGTTCCTCAGGGCGGAGGGCGAAGGAGTATACGTTGATACCAGCATCAGGGGCACGGGTGTGGTGTTGGTAGGGTTGGACTACGTCGAAGTAGCTGCCCTCACGCTCAGAGAAACGGTCTTGGCCGTTGAGTTGGAGCTTGGCAGTTACGACGGGGTTCTCACCCCAGCAGTGCATGTCTAAAGCGGTCTCGGAAAGAACGAATACACCAGCATCGGAGACAAGTGACTCGCTTGTACTGGCAGCAGTTCCCCATGGTACGTTGGACCATTGGGAGCCGGCGTTGGCGGGGCCAGAGACATCAAGAGCACCGGGCATTTGGAAGAGGCCTGATGTATTGATGTAGCCAGTCTCGCCTTCACCAGAGCCGGTGGACAAGGGTCCACCGAAGGCATGGATGGCGTTGGGGAGGGCATCGATGGAGTCGGTGTAGTTGAAGGGTTGGGCACCGAGTGTGCGGTAAAGGATACCGTTGGAATCGAGGGAAGAGCAGTAGTCTACGTTGGCATCGGGTTGGACAACCCAGATGAGCTCCTTGCAAGGGTGGTTGAAGTTGAGCTTGATCTTATTGGAAGAAGAGCCGACAGATTCATCACCTGTGAATTGGACTTGCTCGAAGAGGTACTCGTGGGGGTTTTGTGCCATCTTGCGGCGCTCATCGGTGTCGAGGAAGATGTAGTCAACATAGAGGGAGGCAGCAACAAGGGATTGTTGGTAGGCAGCAGAGAGAGACATGGTTGTGGTGTTGCTGGATCCAATTGAACCAGTAAGGGTTTGGACAGCCCAGAGGCACTCACCGATGGGGCGGATGTCAAGGTTGATCTTGACCTCGTGGTATTGGAGAGCAATAAGGGGGAGGGCAAGGCCGGGGTTGCGGCAGAACCAGAAAAGAAGGGGGATGTAGAGGGTGGTCTCAGGGAGTGTCTTGCGGGGAGCGCAAACTTGGTTGGGGCCACCGGTGCTGGCGCAAGGACCAGATACATCGGCGAATGTGGGGTCGGTGATGTATGTAAGTTGGGTGGTGTTACCAATCATCTTGAAGTATCCGCGTTGTTGCTCGGAGGACATGGTAAGTTGGTTCCAGATGTGCATCCAGTCACCATATTGGCGATCGATGCGTTGGCCACCAATCTCAACCTCAACTTGGGCGATGAGTTGCTCACCGATGTAGTCTAACCAACGGGCATATACACCTTGGTTGGCAGAGGCGCTACCGGTGTATAAGGATTGGTTAATCTCAGGGAGAGTAACTTGAAGGTATGTGCGGTAGCAAAGATCTCCGTTACGGGAGATTGTGCATGTTACACGGCGGCCGAAATCGGCTTGGCCAGAGAATGTTTGCTCGATGGATTCCATAGCAAAGTTGGTGTGGCGTCTGTATGACACCTTCCAGAAAGTGATCTCGGGGGTTCCAGTAAGGAACACGTCTTGGGCGCCATAGGCGACTAATTGCATTAAACCACCAGCCATTTTGGAAGATTTTCCTTATACTATTCACAAAGAAAATAATTTGAAAAAAAAGAATTTAATTAATTATAATTAAGTTTTCCCTAAACCTAGTATTTTTGTATTAAAAAGTACAAAAATAATAATGATTACACATCATATCCATAGAAATTAATTACAACCCATAAAGTTCCTAAATATCTAGTTGTTTTTCTTTGAAATTTCAGGTAAGTCATTAGAAAAATTAGAAATCAAAAAGTTCTCTAAATAATTCTCTTGGAATATCTCGCGTCTATTTTCATGTTTTTTCGTAAAAATATAAGAATCAACAGATTTTTTTACACTCCATCCCTGTTCTAATGCATTCATAATGAATACCATTTTTTTAAATTGGTTCTTTTGTATTTGAATAGTAGACGAAGATTCGCTAGGTATTTCTATTTGAACTGGTACAGACATATATATTTTAATTATAATGGAAATTTCATGTATTTACGAGTTTTTCTATTGATTTTGTTTATAAGTTTTCTACTTCCACCTGCCTTTTTTTCTGTTCTAGCTTTTTTTGGGGCTGGTGAAGATAGAAAAACTGTAGGTATATCACTTCGAATAGCAACATATCCACCAGTAGAGAAATAACCTGCCAAAGAATTGTTATTTATACCCGAAATTCCTTTTAATAATAAATAACCTGCACGTACGCCGGATGGACGGTCACCATTAGCACCTACACGAAACTCTTTAGAAAATTTTGCAGCTAATCCTGTTGCATTATAACCACCGAATTCTGCAATTGAATTTATTTCTTGGAATATATCGCCAACACTTTTTACAGCCCCTGCGGATACAAATTCAATAAATACAGTATCTTTTAATAATGCATCCCATAACTTTTTTGTTGTAATTGTAGATGGATTATGTCCTTTAAATATTTTATCCCAAATCGATACTATGGTGTTTAACAATTCTTTATAATTTTCGTTTGCACCAAGAATGTTAATGCTATTTTTTTCAGTAATATCAATATCTATTTGGACTTCTGGTAAAAAGAAATCATTTACTTCAGCACCAAATTTTATTTTTGTTTTTGTGTTTTTACCCTTTGTTGTTAATGATGTGCTTCCATGATAGTAAACACTTTCATCTGCATTTTTAATTTTAAAATCCATAGGATAGAATTCCCGATTCGAGATTGTTTTATTTGGTGGACAGCTACCGAACGAGCCTTGTGCGTCACAGACAGAACTTGTTGGGCAAATATGTGAATCTTTATCTAATCCTATTTGTTCTAACGCATCCGTAGCTGCATTATTAATAGCAACTACATTTTTTTTTTCTCTTCTTTTTTGAGTTACTAAATCGGTTATTGCCTTCTGACTTGTTAATAATTTATCTGGATTTAATGATTTAGCATAACTAGTAAAGGCATCTTTTATTTTTTCATCAATAGTATCCGATGTAAATTTTTTAGTAGTTATAATATTATCAATTATTTCTATTTCTTTTTTAAATACTGTGTTTGTATCAAAATCAGAACTTGTTTTATCCAAATTTGCTAATATAAATTGGTTACCACCTTTTGCTACAGTAACTAATATCATTTGTGGACCTTCCTTTTGTTCAGCACTTAAGCTCTTAGATGCGGATTTACTTGCTTCGGCACTTAATTTGGCATTTATACTTTCAATATGCTGGAATACAGTATTATAAATATGCTTTAATAAATTTATACACGCTGAAACAAATTCTTTTTTTGTTGTTACCTTTTTTCTATTGTCTGGAGACATAACATTATAAATTTCATATTTAGAATTTACGATCTCTATGTATGATTTAAAAATTTTTGGACTTATAATTCCGAGAGTTTCACTATCACGATTTACTGTTGTAACTAAAGCATCTATTTTAGACTTTAATTCTGCATTTTTCGTTGGTTCAGTATAATCAGAATAGATAGATTCTACTGTTCCTGCTCCCAAAATAACGAAAAATATATCTGCAAATTCTGTTTCAATATAAGATTGTATCGCTTGAGGATCACCACCTTTTATCTTATCTTTTTTGTAATGCAAACTATATTGTAGTTGTAATGATTCTAAAATGAAATGTATGTTACTATTTACAATTTTCGCATCTAATAAATAAAGTATTAATGCATTTTCAATATGTGTATTATTAAATATACTATACGGATTCTTATTCTCGTCTTCATAGTGTAGATATAATGTTTTCATAAAATTAAAATAGTGAACGAGTTCTTTATTATGTGAAGATTTATAAATTGCTTTATCAATAGCAGTTCTCATATATTGACAATGTGCTGTGAATTTTTTTTGTGCTGGTTTTAATAAAACTTTTTGGTTAGGTTCAAATCTAATTTTTGTTCGTAATGGATTTGATTGTTTCATAGTTAATGTATCTCCGTACCTACCACCAGTTTGAGATTCTTCAGAATAAACAAACCCATAGACATATAATTTTGTTTCCTGTACAAAATCTTGTATAATTTGAATTGCTCTAGCACGTAATCTTGTTGCACGACCTTTTAAAAGTGCATTATATGTTGTTTGTAATGATTGAATATCACTAGCTGGTACTTGAGGAAAGAATTCGGAAATTTCCGAGGGTATAAGAAATTCAGTCCATTTTTCTAAAATGGATAATACATCTGACTCATTATCTTCTTCATCGTCAAAAAAATCCCTAGGATTACCACCCCTTTGTGTTTTTTCAGACATATATTTTGTAAATTCCTCTATTTCTGATTTAATTGATTTTATTCTACCCGAAAGATTACCAAAATCGTGTAAAAAATCATGTATAAATATCATGGCCATCATAAAAATAGCATCATGATTATTCTGTAAAACTATATCTACCATACTATTAAAATATATTCAGAAAATAAAACTAACATAAAAACACCATATTAACTTATATAATAATGAACCAACAAAAAAATCAAAAAACATTACAAAAACAACAAGCAAATACAATAGATGAAAAACATAATGAATTATTGGAACATTTTCATGAGATAGAAACAACTAAAATACCAAAAATAGAAATGGAAATCGTTGTTCTTAAAGATAGTATAAAGACACTAAACGAAACTGAAATTGAAAAATATTTAGATATAAAAGATAAAATACAAAGTTTACGTAATGAATTAAAATCATTAAAAGGTGAAAAGAAAAAATATTTTTTAGATAATTCTAAATATATTTTTCATTACTTTGAACAAAAACAACAGATATCGAGTGGGTCTGCGAATACGCAAAATTCGAACGTAGTAAATTCATTTTTTAAAATAAAGTCCATAAATCCTGAAGCAACAAATTTACAAAGTGATAAATATGCTCAATCAAAAAAAGCGTATCAAAATTATTGGAGAAACGTAAGTAATGAATTGGCAAGCATACAAAACTTTATGATTACTTCTGATGTCTGTGAAATATGCAATAATGGTGAAATGATTCCACAAGATGAAGAGGGCATTTTAATTTGTAATAATCCAGGTTGTGGTAAATTTATTACATATATTGTGGATAGTTCAAAACCAACCAATAAAGAGCCACCAAATGAAGTTTCTTATACTGCATATATTCGTTTGAACCATTTTAAGGAAATTTTATCGCAATTTCAAGCAAAGGAAACTACGCAGATTCCGGAAGAGGTCATTAATGCTATTAAAGCTCGAATTAAGAAGGAACGTATTGAAGATATGTCGCTTATTAATTATGATAAAATGAGGGACATATTAAGAAAACTAGGTTTTAATAAATATTTTGAGCATATTCAATACATTAATTCTTTATTTGGAATAAAACCGCCGATTATGAATGAAGAATTACACGAAACGTTATGTGTGCTTTTTATTGAGATTCAAAAACCGTGGGCGGTACACTGTCCTGTGAATCGAACGAATTTCTTTAATTATACGTATACTCTTTATCAGTTATGTGTATTATTGGACCAAACCCAATATTTACCATATATTCCTATGATGAAGGACCGTGAAAAACAATTAGAACAAGATATGATATGGAAGAAGGTGTGTAATGATTTAGATTGGGAATTTTTTTCGTCCGTATGAGGTAACCGACCCGCGAAGCTTTTACGGTTCACCTCCCTCCCTTTTACACCTTTTCCTTTTACACGTTTAGACAATTAAATCGATATATTTCTGGTAATTTATCAGTAACAAATACAACGTTACCTAGGACATTTTAAAATTCCGAAGGTGTAAAATGCCCGTTATTATTCGTTAAATATTATATTTTACAATCTTATATTGTAATATATGAATAAAACAATTATTCAAATTGGCTCTCATGTAGGGAATACGTGTAATGACCCTATATTTAATATTGTTGATAATAATACAAAATTGATATTAGTTGAACCAGTTCCTTTTTTATTTAGATACTTAAAAAACAACTACAACGAAAAATTTGGAATTAACCAAAATATAGTTTTTATAAATAAGGCAGTTAGTAATTTTACTGGAGAAATTGAAATGACGATTCCTTCAGAAAAAAATGATTTTCAGAATTTACCAAATTATGCTTCACAACTTGCATCTGTTAATCCTGATCACGCCACCGGACATATAAGTGATTTATTAGTTGAAAAAATAAGAGTTGAAACTACTACACTAAATGAAATAGTAAAAGAGTATAATATAAAACAAATTGATTTATTACATACCGATACAGAAGGACATGATTATATAATTTTAATGAATTATAATTTTGAAATTAAACCTAAAAAAATTATGTTTGAACACAAACACATGGATGGTTTATTTACAATAGGAATTAAATACGATGAACTATCAAATAAATTATTGTCTCTTGGATATAAAAAAATACAACAAAATCATGAAGATACAACTTTTGAATTACTAGATATGTAATGGACTTATAAATGAGAAGATGTGTAAAGGAGGGGGTAGAGGGTTTCCGAAGGTTCATTGGTTCCCCTCAATTTACGTTAAATATGTAAAAATAATTTAGGAAGAATTGTTATACGATGGATTCCAAAGATATTCAGATACTGCAAAAAGACGCTATAATAAATAAAATTCGACAAGAAAATTCAGTATTAACAGAAATAGTAGAGAATTTAAGAAAACAATTAGAAAAATATACCAATAATGAGCGACATAAGAGGTATTATGAACAAAATAAAGATAAAGTAAAGGAAAACGCAAAACAATATTTAAATCGATTAAAAGTAGAGAACCCCGATAAATTAAAAGAGTATCGCCATCGTGCCTATTTGAAACGTAAGGAAAAAACTACGAAAACCGAAGTTTCTTTAGAAATATAATAAATTTTATCTATATTGATAAAATTTATATTAGTAGATTGGTTTGGCTGCAATTATGCTACCATTTTGAGTCCACCGAGTAAATTTAGACCCGCACCGAATCCTAAACCTTGGCGACTGGAAGCACCAGCAGCAGGGATGAAAACGTCGAGGATACTGAAAACAGCAGCTGCTGTTAAGGCGATGATGACAATCTCTTCAACATTAAGAGGCTTCTTAGGGATTAAAAGGGCAACTACGGCAACGGCTAAACCTTCAATTAAGTATTTAATAGCGCGTTTGACAAGTTCGTTGAAATCAAACATAGTGCTCATTTGAGTATATATTATATTCAAACAAAATAATTTTTCTTGAAATTTATTCCTAAATTATTATATCTATACGAAAACACTTAAATACTATTTTAATCAAATATCTATATGAGTAATTTTGAAAGAAAGCTTTTACCGAATGGGAAAGAAAACCCTAAATATGTTGATTTATGTGATGAGGATCAACCAATTGCTGGACAAAAGTTTTGCTGCATGTCTTTTGTTTCTCCTGAAAAAATCCTAAAGAAGCGCGAAGTCCTTCTCTTCAATTCTTTTGTAAAGAACTGGGATTTCTCTAAATCTTTGGAACGATACCAGGATTTTTTACAGTTTTTATCCTTTAAATACCATCTTAAAGTAGAGGATGTTATATCTGATTTTAACGATTTTATTAAGGAAGAAGGCGATAAGATTAAGAATATTGGCGTGGAAGATGATTATAAGAACTTTGTGGATAAGCATGAGGAAAAGTTTAACGAGCAATTTAACCGTGACCATGCGTTTCAGACTTCTGTGCGTGGACTAAAGGTGCGTGGCGTATTTAATAGTCAAGAAGAGGCAGAGAATAAATGCAAGGCATTAAGAAAGCAAGATCCTAACCACGACATTTTCGTAGGTCCAGTTGGTATTTGGATTCCATGGGACCCTGATGCGTATAAGACTGGTAAGATAGAGTTCTTAGAAGAAGAGTTAAACCAACTACATCACGAGAAGCTTAAGAATGAGGCACTTGCTAAAGAAGAATTTGACAAGCGCGTTATGGAAACAAAGAGAAAGGCGATTGAAGAGAACATTAAATTGGCTAAAAAGAGCGGAAATGTGTTAACTCAAACCATAGATGATGACGGTAACTTAGTTGGTGTAAAGGAAACTGTAAACTTCGAGGAGAGAGAAGTCGCTGATGTGGAATCCACAAAGTTATATAATGAGTTACAATTAAAGAAAGCACAGGAGAAAAAAGAGGATTAATTAATTATAAAAAAGGTATAAACCATAAACGCTTATATCTTTTAGTGAGTATGCATGCATTTTGCCAGGTGATTCATAAATTGATAAGTGATACAAATGAACTCTATCACTTTTCAACTAACCATAACAATATAAAGGAAATGAAAATTGAATTCGCAAGAATTGAATCGACTTATGAAAATAAACCCAATCTTAACATTTCTATTGAAAATGATTTGGTAAATAGAATTATAAAAATATTTTTTTATATGTATGTTATTGGTCCGATTCAATATTCGATTCAGACCAAATTCTCCTATTTTAAAAAAACAATTGACAATATGTTCATGAATGAAAAAACAAGAGAAGAGTTTATTCAAAAGTTTTGTAAAATACAAAAGTCTTATTGGATAATGAATCGACTCATTCGTAATTATAAGTGGCGAAAAGCGGAATTTCGTGTGAAAGTAGATCTTATTTTAAATCCAATTCGGGAATCACAGCATAATGTGATTACAATCATGCACGATAATAGTAAATATTTATTTACTGTGATGGATCTTAAAAATATCATAGAAAGTGCGTTGAGCAATTCACCCTTTTTATTTTCAACACCTCTTGCACCAAAGAATCCTTATAATAATATACCTTTTGATAGGGCAACCCTATATAATATTTATTTTTTTATGAAACAGGGTAATTTTGTATTGTCGAATATGTTTCATAATTATTTTCTATGTAATTTTAATCTCAAACGATTTCGTGATGAAAATGAGGTAATTATTCGTAAAAAACATATAGAAAATTATTGTAATAATTCAAATCTGAATGAATTATATCTTGATGGAATGGAAATGATAAGGATGAATAAATACACAAAACAATTACGAATCGACCTAGAATTTCCTAAGAAACAATTTGTTGATATTATGCGTCCCTATTTGACATTATATTATACAACTATGTTTTCTTTGAATATTAGTGAAAGAAATAGTTCATCAACTATTTTAAATAGTAAGTTACGTAGGTTTTATTTCTTTAATCCCAAATTTGGTAGAAGATACATAAAATTAGGTAAGGGTGAGCCAAATACTGTGTTTTTTAATGATGTTTGTATAGAATTTGGTAGTAAAAAAAGTTATGAAAGCAATCCAAATGCTCACTTGCATGTAGATATTGATGAAAACACAGATACTAATAATTATGGTATTGAAATTATTCGAAATGTTTTAAATGTTGCACCAGCTTTTGCGTTTGATAATACTAATGAACAAAATGAAGATAGTGAAGGTACTAGTGATACTGAAGATGGAGAGGAAAGCGAAAATGAAAGCGAGTAATTTTTAGGAAAGGTTAGAGGAAAACCTGGGTTCTCCTCACCATTTATTCTTCTTCACATTAATCTGTTGTCCTTGGCGTTTTTTACCTTTACTTGGATCATAGGCTTCATCTTCATCGTCCGACCCCATATTCTTAGAAATTTCCCAGAATTCTTTAGATCCCAATCTAAAGTCAGGATGGTCCTGTGCCTTATACCAGAAAATCTGATCGTTTAATTTATTCGATTTCGCATTATTATTGATGACCAAACATTCATAATTTTCTGTGGTTTGGTCCATCACAGCAGCAAAGGATTCCAACGTAGGAAACATACTCGCATAGTTCTCCCAAATACGTTTTCGATTTGTTAAATAGGGTTCACGTAAAATAAAAACGTAATCAATATTGGTACGAAGATTTGGCGGAATTCCAAGTGGGTACTGCATAGTAATGATCAACATTATCTTCCAGTGACGTCCATTCATGAACAGGAGACGCATCATTTTATCACGTGTCCAGGTCTGATCATAGAGACAATCATCTAATATTACAAAAGCACGTGGGTCAATCGTGGTTTTACGATAGGTTTCGATTTCTTTATTGACTTGTTTTAATACAGTTTTTTGACGACGTAGAATGTTTTCTATTAAAACCGTATTATATTCTTCATGAATAAAGAGTTTAGGTACGTGCTTAGCATAAAATCCGTTACCAGCTTCTGTCCCTGAAATAACTGTACCAATTGGAACATCTTGATGGTAAAAAAGTAAATCACGAACCAAGTAAGACTTACCTGTATCACGACGTCCAATCATAACAATAACTGGTCCTTTATTTTCATCTGGTTTAAATGTGATAGCACGCATATCAAATTTCTTTAATTCTAAAGTCATTCCAACTATACTAATATATTTTAAAAAACATATTTTTTTTGAATACTGAACAGATAAATTTAATTAGAATTGGTTTAGAAGACTTGTTTTAAAATATATAAACCACTTATACTTCTTTTTAGAAATGAACCGATCTACTATTCCTAAATTTCATATTCATTACGTGAAATCAAAACCTCTAGATCTAGATTCTTTAGAAAAAAAAAATATCTGTCTTTCAGAGGATATTGAACATGAATATAATCCTTTTCAAATAAAATCACTTCAAAATTATAATCCTATTTATTCTCTTTTTTTCGATCTTAGTGAAAAATCATACAATAAAATTTCGCTGAATCATAAATATCACTTTGTCAATATGAATACTGTAGTAAATTTAGAAAAGAACAAGGAATATAATAGAGATATTTTCATCAAATATTCACCTTTAATTGATCCATGCCGATACATGACCGGAAAATATAAGGCCGATATGAATTCCATACAAATATTACCGAACCCATTTCATAGTCCAGAACTAGAACCTATGTCTAAGATTTCTTATTACAATAATGCTTCTTATACTGATAATTTCTTTAGTTATTTAGCATCTAAATTTATGCACGAGCATGATTTTTTACACGGAGTTGATTATTACGGTTCCTACTTAGGAATACAAGATAAATTTAAAGTAAACATTTCTGACGATTTGGAATATCTAAATGGATCGGAATTTTTTGCTGAAAATAATAAAAAATTATTTA